GGAATCGGCGGCGGGAGAATCGGGCATTTCCGGCGAACGCATCAACGCCCAGTTCAAGCAAAAAGCCAAGCGATTCCTGAAGTCAAACGGCTTGATCGAAGATGACGAAGTCGCGGGCGACGTGGCCGGTCGCGCGGCCGACAAGTCCCAGGAAGCGGCGGCGGCCAAACTACGGGACCGCATGATTCAAGACCAGGTCGGCCAGCAAGAGGCGGCCAAACGGCTTTTGGAAGAAAGTCGGGCCAAAGAAAACCAGCAAGCCGAAGGAAAAACCAAGGCCGAAGAAGCCAAGGATGACAAAGCCCGCGACGAAGCCGAAAAGCAAGCCCGGGGCCTGGTCGTTGGTGCCGACGATCGGATTCGCAGCGAACTGATGAACGCCCGATTGGCCGGCGCGACCAAAGAGCAAGCCGAAGATTCAGTGATGGGCAAACTGGATAAGGTCTTGATGTCTTCGGGCATGGATAAAGAATCTGCCCAGATGGCGTCGGAAGAAATGGTCGCCAAGGCGTCCGACAAGATGGAAGAGGACGTCTTTCAGGCCGGCTACAATTACAAGCCTGAACAGCAAAAAACCCAAGCCCCACAAATGATGGGGGCAATGCAATATCTGCAGCACGTTCAGTCTGGCGTGGTTGGAAACACGCATGAACGCAAGGTCGAAGATTTGCTTCGCATGATCTACACGTCCAACCAAGCGCAAGCCGACGCGCTAAACCGGCCACGACCGGCCGTCATTGGAGATTGATCGCCATGTCTATTGAATCGCAACTACCGGCGTCCGCCGTCCGGCTCTACAAATCGACCACGATTAAGGCAAGCAAAGATGGTCGCCAGGGGACCGCATGTTGGGCCGTCGATCTTCAAGACCTGGACGATTTCCTGACGGTCGTTGGCGGAATGCCAGAAACCGTCACGTTTCCAGGCGGATTATCGGCCACACGGCTGGTTCCTCTTTTGTGGCCCGACCCGCCCTACAAAATTCCCATGTACGCGTATGACGTCGACGCCGACTACACGGGTTACGATAAAGACAACCTGACATACTCCAAAGCTAAGGTCAAAGTAGCTTTCAAAACCTATTCCTACGACCAGGACCAAAACCCGTTCTTCACCGAACAATACGACGGCGCGTCTGACTTTATCACGTTGCCGGGCTCCGCGTTTCAGTTTCCGTCGGATGGCCGGATCATAAATACCGAAGTTGGACTACCAATCCCAACCCTGGATTTTTCGCTCACCTTTTACAAAGTTCCATCGCGAGCGTTGGGCCTTTGGACCAGCCTTCAGGGATACGTCAATTCCACAGTCTTCCTGCCAAACCATTACGGCTTGGCGCCAGGAACCGTACTCTATATGGGACCAAGCGAAAACATCCAAACATCATTAGGCGGCGTGGTTTCGTACCAGATCACGCATAAGTTCCGGTGGCGCTACATTCCACATAACATGATCCTACGGCCAGACAGCGGTGGTTGGGAAGCACCGGTCCGGCTCTTCGATGGGGCGCCAATCATGCCAACGGCTGACCTGAATGCTTTGTTTGTTTGATGTCGCGGTGGTAAGGATTACTGAGGTGCGCAATGGATGTCCGCGAACCGAAAGCCGGAGATACGCTATCGGCCAAATGGCTTCGCCAATTGCTCGATATCACCAGGACTAATCAGGTCAGACCTGGCGGCCGTTTGGTCGGATCTCAAACGCCAAGCGGATTAGCCCTTGGCCTGTTGAATGATCCGTCTGCATTTATTCGCATCACGACCGAAAAAAGCCCAGGCGTTTACAATGCCAAGATTTTGAACCCTCGGCCGCGTGGCGGGTGGGACGACGTCCGGACAATTGTTGCCAAAGAGGTCAATAGTCAAAGCGGATTAGGCGGTCGCGGCTTGATCGTTTGGGCACAGTACACTCAAGCATCCGACGATTTTCGGTTTCAGATTGCCAATTGTCCGGCTTGCTACGACTCAACATGGCCCGACTGTTCTGGGACGCCTATTCCGGCCGTGTTACAAGCAACGTTCTCCGGATCTGGAACGCCGGTCGTTCTTACGGGAAAGATTATCGACACAACGCACGACTTCCCATTATCGGCATCCATCACGGCTGATTGCATCTCGGGAACCTGGACGGTCGTCGGAGTGGGAACATATCTGTTTTCCGTCACGCTTTCTAATGCGACCAAGAAATTAACCGTTTGTGTCAGGACCGTAAATATTGGCGTCAACCGACTGGTCAAGGAACCGATTTCCGGATCGGGTTGCTCCGCATTTGCGACCGAATGTTCTACCACCGATCCGACGTCAACGACCTGCTCGCCGTTTCGGCTGGTCTACCCGATTACCGGGACCGTGTCGACGCTAACCGGATTCACGTCCTGCACGATCAACGTTCCGCCATACTAACGAAGGAGTCACACATTGGACGTACGCGACCCAAACGGCGGCGATAAACTAACGGCTAACTCGCTCAATCAGATTTTTGGAGAGGCCAACGCCAATGCGGTGCGAGCCGGCGCAAATGGTATCGCTGTTCGCCAAAACAGTAACGGCCAAACGATCGAAATCACAGAAGCTCGGTCGTTTTGGGCAAAACTTGGCGGATCGTCAAACCCCTACCGACTTTACCCATTAACAACAAACGTGTCTGGCGACGATGATGTTTTCTCGGCGGGTGTCGGCCTGGTCGGAACGGAAGTTAATGGCGAAGAAGGATTAGATGGAAAAATCGTTTTGGTCAAACCTGTCAACGGCCAAAACTTCTTTGAGTTCAAACGATATGGCGTCTGGCAACCAGACAACCGATGGGTCACGGTTGGTTCCGGCGGTATCTGCTGCCCGCCGTCATACCTTGGCGGCGTTAGTCTGCCAGGCGCGGACGTATCGATCGTGGACGCGTCCAACGGCGACATGATCGCCACAGGAACCACAGACGAATCTGGCCGATATGCTTTTCCATTGCCCTGGCTTGTTTCGCGGCCTATCAACTGGACAATTTCCAAAACGGGTATGATCACGCAAACCGGAACGGCTACAATCCCCACGTCTGATTACGACCCTGGACATATTAGCGCTAGTCTTTCTCCGGAATTTCCAAATGGCTGTTTTTTGCATTGTTGTAAAAACATGCCAATTAAAGGTCCGCTTGATCTACACATCGAAGGCACGGTCAGAAAATGCGTTTTTACGGGAACATTTCCAAATTTTACACCGACCATTTTTGAGGGGTCGTTCGATCCGCAAGATATCCAGCTAGATTACATAGGATGCAAATACATTTATTTTATTGATTCCAATAGCGCGATGAGCGTTCCCGTATGGTCGACACCATACACGCTGACGCTAACAGCGGGATCATCGAGTTCTTCAATTGGCCAAACAACAACTATTGGCCCGAGCCTGGCTTTTTGGTGCATGAATTACAGTTTTTATCCGGTAGCAATGCTAGCGTTTGCAAATACTTCAGGCGATATACTAGATTTTGGTGACCTGCTTTTTTTCAGCGGGGCTGACGGAATATTTAAGTCAAGAAAATTGACGCTGACCTGTTCGCCATTACTGGCGACGGGCGGTCCTTATACGGAAGATTCGTTTTCAAATCCGTGCGTTGCGGCTCAACAAGAATTTTGGGGCGGCGTGAAATGCCGGATTGCGGAGGCGCCTTAATGCGTTGTGCAAACTGTCCGGTCGCGGGCCAATGTCTGGAAGACGCCGGCCTTTGCAAACGCCTGGCATTGTCGGCGGCCTGGATCGACCCAATCGTTCATCATTCCGGCGGCACGGTTGCGGACGGTTATCAATACCAGGGGTTCCCGTACGTCGTTCCCGATAAACCGATCGCCCAGAACGCGACCGGCGAAACGATTGATCCGGATACGTTCATCACGTCGGCACGTCTGGCGTCTGATACCCAACGCTTGATCTCGCATCTTCCGCCCGGAATCGGGGCGGTCGTGGGGATCGCCCGGTCCGGCCTGGTTCCGGCCGGCCTGGTCGCGTACGGCCTGCACATTCCGCTTTGGTCCGTGTCGACGCAAACCGGCGTGGTTTCCTGCGGTCACGGCTACCGGATGCACGCATCGAAACGTGAGGGCGACAAGATCCTTCTGATCGACGATACGGTCGCCCGTGGAAACGCGATGCGTTCGGCCGAACCGGTTGTCCGCCAATTCTTCCCGGACGCCGAAATCGTTCGGGCGGCCGTGTACGTCCATCCGTTGGGCTCCCATTCCGTTGACCTGTTTGCGGCCAGCCTATCGGGCGAACATTATCTGGAGTGGAATTGGGTCAACGCCGGCCACGGGCAACAATGCTATTTCGATTTCGACGGGATTCTTTGCCACGATTGCCCGCCAGGCGACGACGACGACGGGCCGCGATATCGCCAGTTTTTGACCAATACCAAGCCGCTATACATTCCCAGGCGTGCAAAGATCGCCGGCATCGTCACGGCCAGGCATTGCAAATACGAGCCGGAAACCCGGGCCTGGCTTGATCGTTGGGGGATTTCGGTGGATCGCTTGATCATGCGGGAATCCCCGATCGACCCCGGTCGATCTTGGGTCGATCAGATCGCCGATCACAAGGCGGCCGCGTACCGTCAATCTAGCGTCGACCTGTTCGCGGAATCGGAACCCGAACAAGCCCGGCTGATCGCCGACCGAACCGGCAAACCGGTGCTTTGTCCGGCGGCCGGTCGGGTGTTCCGGCCGACCATCGCGATTAAGGATCACGCGGGCCCGGCCGACGCGGCCGACCTGGTCAAACTGGCACGCCGAAACGAAGCGGCCCGACGCTGTAAATTCCGCGAGCCGTGTGGTTGCAATTCGGCAAAATGCGGAAAGATCGGTCGCCGAGTGACTTATGACGAATGCGGAAAATGTCCGGATCTACCAAGTTGACGCCCGTATACCAACCGGTTAACTTTTCTGAAACGATACCTCAACGCGTGAGACGACCTAATGACCATCCCGCAATCGGTTCAGCTTCTCGGGTTGTCGATCCCGGTTCCCGAGGCTTTTGACGCGATTTATGAAACGGAAACAATTCACGTCGACCCCTTAACCGTCCGGCAAATTTGCCTGGCGTTTGAGTCGATGAAAAAAGACGCGGCCCGACAGTACCCGGTTAAACCAGGTTGGGTGGAACTGGATTTCGAATTATGGGTCGTGCGTTACCGAATCACCATTAAATAAAAGATCCCCGCGCCGCCGGAAGGACCCGGACCGGCAACGCGGGGAATAACGCGGTGAGCGTGCATGAATAATAGGCGATGCGGGAACAAATGTCAATCGGCCTGGCGACGTGGCCGGCCTTTTTTCCGCACGATCGGTCCGGAGACCAGTGGCGCTTCCACCGGTTCGGGCGGCGAAGGATGGCCGGTTGCAAGTCGACGCAACGCCTCAGAAAGCCCAATCGGATTCGTGCCGGCAAACACCAGATCCAGCAAAATCTTCTGTTCGCTGCCGATCGCCGGCGGACCGGCAATACCTCGGGCGATCGCGTCAATCGGCAAGCCCAAAGCGTCGGACAAGCGAATCAAGTGGCTCAAGGTCGGCGACCCTTCGCCGTTCCGCCATTTCGAAAATCGACCACGATAAACGCCCGATCGCTCGGTAAGTTCCGTATCCGTCCAATCACGCCGACGCAATTCGGCGTCAAGATTGGCCGTGAAATTGGTAAGTTGCTTCTTTTCGGACGGTGTCATAAATATTCCTTTCGTATTTATTACCGATTCGTGTTGCGAATCGGTAATAAATCGCTATCATTCAGTCGTCCGCCCTGGTGAGCGGAGGACAGGTCGACCGTGGGAGGGTGGTCCAACCGCTTTCCCAATTTTAGGTCGTTTTTCCCTATTCGGTCAATTCATCCGGTACAAACTGGGCAAGAATTACCGATTCGGCGCTATTTGATACGTGGAGGACCCATGCTTTGTTCCAGCGAATTCAATGAAGTTCTGGCGGCCGTCGCCCGGGCCCGGCGGAAGTTCGGCCAGATTGTGGCCGACAACAAAAACCAACATTTCCGGTCTACCTACGAGGATCTGAACGGCATCCTGGGCGCTATCCGGGGGCCGTTGTCCGACGAAGGGGTTGAGATTCTTCAGCCTTGCGTCAAGGGCGATGCCGGCGAGCCGTGGTTGCAAACCCGGCTGGTCCACTACAAAACCGGCCAATGGATCGGTTCCGAAATGCCCTTGACCGGTCGCGGCGGTGCGGTCGGTCCGCAAGACCTGGCGGCCGCGATTACCTATCAACGCCGGTACACGCTCAAGAGCCTGTTGTCTTTGGAGGTCGAAGACGACGACGACGGCAACGCGGCCCAGGGGCACAACGCCAACCGGGGTCGCGTGGGGGATCCTGCGCCCGATCGCCAAGATCGGGGCGACGATCGCCGGCGGTCCGAGCCTGTCCGTAAACCGGCCGGCGGCGGTGGCGGTGGAATCTACGGCTGGGCCCGTGACCGGTCCGAAGAATCTGGCTCCGATGTGGTGCGGTTTTTGGACGCCTACGGCCGCAAGAAAGGCTTTCCCCAAAAGCTCAAGGATTGGCCGGCCGAAGCCGTCGAACGCGGCAAGGAAGCCGCCGAACGTTGGCTCGATGGCGACGTTGAGGGCCAAGCCCAGAACGGCGGCCGATCATGATCGGGCAGAATTCGCCAGGGCTATTATCCATCCTGAAACGGGATGACCTGACGCCAACCGAAAAACTGGCCTGGGTTGCGTTGTGTGAAATTCAGGCGAGCGATTCCGACCGGGGGTCGCTCTATCGCCGGTTGGCGGAAACGATGGGATTGACGGGCCGTTATGACGGCGGCCGTGAAGCCGTCAAAAGGGCGATCACGTCTCTACGATCCAAAGGACTGGTCGGTCGGACCTTTATTGCGATCGACCCAACATCCGGCCTGTTCATTGTCTCAGGGGTAGAAACTACCCCTTCGGGGGTGAAAAACACCCCTATGGACGCAGAAACTACCCCATTGGGGGTGAAAAACACCCCTATTGGGGCGGAAAACGCGTCTATCTTATCTTCCTCTTCTTCTTCTTCTTCCCCCTATAGGGGGGGTGTGGGGGGGGATTGGAACCCGTCGACCGCGCTCGGGCCGGTCGATTTTGTAGAGCCGTTCCAACGCGACCCGGACGACCTGGCGGCCGTCAAGGTGGCGCGGGACCGGTTGGCGAATAGCCTGAACCATCAAGCCCTGGCAATGCAACTTGAGGGTTCGCACGAAACCACGGAAAACCGCGAAGTCGCCGGTTGGCAGTGGGCGGCGGCGGCCGTGGTTTTGGTGGAACGGAAAAAGGTCGCCAGGCTGGGCTACCTCCGGGCGATCGCCCAAAGCATGACGGCCGAAGAGGCCGACAAGATCGAACGCAAAAGTAAAGCCAGGCCGATACCAGCCTCGGTCCCTACGGGCACGCCATCGGCCGAACCGTTGGACGTATCCGAGATCACGGACGAAATGGAAGCCAAGTTCGGGACCTGGGTTTATACCCGGTCGTTTGCCAAAGCCTTCCGCCAGCACAACGGCAACTTCGCGGCGATCTTACAAGGGGGCGAATAATGAGCATCAACGGGACTGTCAACGGGACCGCAAAACCGACGATCAAATGGGACGCGTTTATCGCGTTGACCGGCGAATACCTGGAAGCGTTGGGGATCGTTAAATTCCCCGATGCCGACACGGAACACGGCCTGGCGTCTTACGGTCCGTTGTTCAAATGGGTTGGCGCCCAGAAGGTGACGCCGGCCGAAATCCGGGCAGCGGTGGGGCGGGTTGCGGCCCAAACTACCCGGCCGCGATGGTACGAACAAGCGATCGAAGCCTTGAAACTTGAGATCAGTTCGGGCCGCGACCAATCGTTCGAGTCAACCGGAACCGGCGGGGCCACGGGCGACATACGGGTTGCCAAGGAAATGTCTTGGGATTGCCGTGAATGCGACGGCGAGGGCCTGACGTTCCGATACGTCGAAGATCGGGTCCGCACGCATTTTTACCCGTGCTATTGCCACCGATGCGCGGCCGGCCAAACGATGCGCGACCTACACGCCAGCAAGGCCAAGCCTGGCGAGCGACGCAAGATCCTGGATCTTCGCGACCCGCGATTTCAAAACCTGGAACTGGAATGCGGGACCGTCGACCTGACCGACCCGATGTGGAAAGTTCATCCAGCCTACCGGTCGGCGGTCGCGACCGCCGAGATGGACGCCGAAGCGTTTGACGATCCCCGCGAATACGTTTCGCGGCTGACTTCGGCTTTGCGGGCACGGATTGCCGTGGACCGCGAGGCCGACGCCGGCGGCCGCAAGTCGACCGGGTCGATGCTAGAAATTTTGGCGGCCGCCAGGGCCTCCAAAGTGGCCGATCGCGACGTAAGCGACGCCCAGGCACGGCGGGCCGATCAAGCCCGCCAGAAGTGGAACCAACGGCCGGAACGGGTCCGGCCGATCAATCCCGATTCTCCTTTCTGACCTTTGACCAAGGAGTTCCCACATGGGGACAAATGGATGGACGCCCGAAACCGTGGCCGCGATCGCCGACGCCCGTTCCGCCGTGCGAATGGCAGCGGTGGCACTAAGCGAAGCCAACCACCGGCGCAAAGACGCGGCCGAGTTTCTGAAAGACAAGAAAGCCGAACTGGATCGCGTGATCGACGAAAGCCTGGACGGCCAAGGGCGGATCGCCCTGCCGTTCGGGTCGGACGACTCGACCGATCCGCCGGCCAATGGATCACAAACGCCTGGCGGCCCATTTGCGGCCGCCACGGACGAAGATTGGCGAGCCGTACCAATCACCAAGATTCCCAACCTGAAGCCGAAACAAATCGAAGCCCTGGAAGCGGCCAACCTCTGGACGATCGGCCATTTGGCCGACTACACGGCGACCGGCGGTGAGCTCGATCAACTGGGCGGCATCGGCGTTAAAGGGGCCGAATCCATTCAGGAATCGCTGGTCGAATTCTGGACGACCTGGAACGGGCAACGGTCCCCGATATCCGAAACACCAAAACCCAACGACTGAACCACGGACCACGAATCCGGCCGGAATGAATCCGGCCGATTCCCTGGGAGGACCCATGAAAGCGATATTTGAAAAGACGGAAATCCTGCGGTTTGCGGCGGCCGCAAGTCGCCTCAAAGGCCGACGGACCGACGCGGTTTTTCGATGTTACGGTACCGCCGGAAACATTATCGACTCGAAAATTGCGGCCGAAATTCGCGACCAGACCGTCGCGGTGTTAATGGGGCTTCGAGGGCAAGTGATGGAACCGGGAACGTTCGCGGTTTCGATCGAACGCCTGGCGGCCATTTGCAACGCGACCACCGAATCCCAGATCCAGATTGAAACGTCTTCAGGCGACGAAGTCGTTTCGGTACAGGCCGGCCGATCGCGGTTCAAGATATCGAAACCATGCGACCCGGAGTCCATCGCCTTTCCCGACGTGCCCGACCTGGACGCGGCCTGGGAAATCGAATCCAAAGAACTGGCACGCATCGCCAGACTCACGGCGTTTGTGACCGATCAGAACGCGACGAAATACGCGATGGCCGGAACCCGGATTGGCCTGGACCGCGACGACCTGGTCGCCCAGGCTACCGACGGCAAACGAGCGTCGCATTGCGGCATAGTGGCGGCAAGGAACGGCAACGCATTCACGCCAACCGGCCACTATGGAACCGTGGTTCCGGTTCATGCGGTTGGCCTGCTCGGATCGTTGGCGGCGGCCGACAAACCAACGACGCCCTGGTTGTTCGGTTTCACCGGCAACGCCAAGGGGATCGCCCATTCGGTCACGTTTTGGAACCGCGAAAGCCGGACGTTTATCACGTCGCAATTGTTGGAGGGTCGGTTTCCAGACATTTCGCCAATCTGGCCAAAACCTGGCGAGATGTGCGCGGAAGTGGCGATCGAAAACACGGCGGATTTTGCGGGCGCCATTCAGGCGGCCGCGATCACCACGACCAAAGAATCGGTCGGCGTGGTCATCGAGGGCAAAGACGGCAAGGTGATTGCCTGGTCATCAACCGCCGACGCCGGCGATTCGACGATCGCGATCGAGGATTGCTGCCAAGTCACCGGCCGGCCGTTTGTGATCATGCTTGATCACAAATACGCGGCCCAGGCGTTCGGTTCGATCGGCGACAACCCGTCCACATTACGGATCTCTGTTGGCAATAGCCCGATCGTCTTGACCGGCGACCGTTACCGGCACGCGATCATGGGATTGGAAGTTCCGGGACACCTGATTCCCAGATTGGCAACCAAAGCCGACCTGGCTCAATTTGCCAAAACAAAGGGAAGCACTGAATGAAACTCACACGCCAACAATTCGACCAGATCGTCGCCGGAAAAACGCCAGTCGACGGGTCGCCGACCAAAGGCCGAAGCAAAACCAAGGCCGCGCCGCAATTCAAACGACGCGACCCTTACGAAATGAATTCGCTGGAAACCGAGTTCGCGTTGACCTATCTGGACACGCGAATTCGATCCGGCGAATCGGTCCGATATGACTTCCAACCAATTCGACTGGTCCTTGCCAGGGGCCTTCAATACACGCCCGATTTTGTGGAATACACGGCGGACGGATCACAAGTTTTTTATGAGGTTAAGGGCCGATGGATGGACGATGCACGAGCGAAGATCAAAGTTGCGGCGAACGCTTACCCGGCTCAATTCATTGCGGCAATGAAGAACAAGAAATCCGAAGCGCGGGTCTCTGGGACGTGGAAGTTCGAATTGATTCCCGGGGGCGGCGGCTGGCCGATTGGTCACATTTAACCGAAGCCGCCATCAAAGCGAAAACCGACCCGCAATACTACGAGGCCGTTTTGGCGGCCGTGGAACCAATGGTGCGGGCGGCCGCGAAATCTTTGTGTCGCGACGGGAGCTATGCGGACCGGATGTTACTGTTCGCCGACCTGGAGTCCGTCGGACGGATTGGCGTCCTGAATGCAATCCAACGATTCGACCCGGAACGCGGGGCGAAGTTTCAAACCGCCGTTCTCTATTCGATTCGCGGCGCGATTTTGCGATTTATCAACACGGATTGCCATCCCGGCTTGGCATATCGCCACAGTTCAAACCGCCGGTACGCTCTTGCCGCACGGCATACCAAAGCCAAGGGCTTCAAGCCATTGGACGACGAAGACGAGCCGATGGTGCAAGAAATCGCGTCGCAAGAATTACGCGAAGAAATTGACTATGCCCTGGGCTGCCTCGACCCAGAACTGGCCACCATAATCCGAATGCGATTCGGCTTGGACGGGCAGGAAGCCATGAAATACAAAGACATCGCACCACATTTCCAAGTAACGCCCGAACGCATTCGGCAGCGGTGTTACGCGGCCATGAATTCACTTGGCAACATCCTGAAGGCACGCGGAATTACAGCGGGAGACATTGCACAATGACGCGATTCAAGATTTACGTGGCCGGACCGTATACCAAAGGCGACAAGCTCGAAAACACGCGGCGGGCAATCGGGATCGCCGATGGGTTGTTTCATTTTGGGTTCGCGCCATTCGTGCCGCATCTGTCACATTTCTGGGAGTCCGTGACGCGTCGACCGTATGAGTACGAAGATTGGATGGAACTTGATCTGGCCTGGGTTTCGGCAGCCGACCTGGTGTTCCGAATTGATGGCGAATCGCCCGGCGCCGACCGTGAAATTGCGTATGCCGAACAGCGTGGAATTCCGGTTGTCTACTCGATATCGGAAGCGGTCGCCGTTCGAACTGAAATCGAATTGCAACGCAAGGTCGCCACCGGAATCACTTTTGTGGGACCAGGCCAAGGCGGCAAAGATACCGCGAGCCAGATGTTTGCAGAGATCACCGGCCTTCCGTTCATTTGTTCGACGTCGGCGATTATTGGCGAGTCATTCGCTTCGGAATGCGGGTCGTCTCTGGAAGACCTGATGGTGATCCGCCACGCCAACCGCGACGCATGGCGAGCCCGGGGCGATGCCCTCCGCGTGGATGATCAAGCCGCATTGGTTCGGGCCTGTCGCGACAAAGGCGCCAAGATCCTGAACGGCATTCGATCGCGGATCGAAATCACGGCCGCAAAACGTGAAGGGTTAACCGGCCTGGTCGTTTGGATCGAGCGGCCCGGAATTCCCAACGATCCAACCCTGGAATTCGGGCCTGAAGTTTCCGACCACGTTCTGTTCAACGATCGCGGCTTGGATGAATTGCGTTCTGCGCTGTCCGCAATCGCCCGGCAGTACGGCTTCCCGATTGCCTGAATTTTCCCGTATCGGTACAAATTTGTCTTGAACGTGCGAATCTGTCCTGATATAACTTCTCAAGCAAAGGGGGGCGAACGTGCCAGGAACCATCGGCGATCCTTACATTACCAAGGTTGATGGATCGGTATATGAGTTCAAAGGCGAGGCCGGCCGACGGTACACGCTGTTCGAGCGTGACGGATTGTCAATCGAACCACGGGTCGCCGAGATCCCTGATGGCAGCGGTCGCCAGTACAACATCGGCGTTGACGTCAAGATCCCCGGTCCATCCTGGATCGTGTGCTACGGCGGCAAAACCTGGATCCATTTCGGCGAACGCCGGATTGAGATCGAACAAAAGTTTTGCACGCTCGACGCGCCCGGCCATTTCGGAAACACCACCGACGAACCGCATCCGTTGCAGGGCGTCGAACACATGAACCTGACGTCGGAACCGATTCCGGGCGATGCCGAACACGGGCGCGGCCTGGCGGTCGACGGCGACGTTCGACCGGCCTCGGATTACCTTGTGCCGGAATGACGGACGCACCTAGAAAGTGAGATCAGATGAGCGACGAAGGAATTACGGCCGCTGACGTGCGTTGCTTGGCTATGGCCTACGACGATCACGGCCAAGAGCGGCCAGCGAAAGCCTTACGAGACGCGGCCGACGTTATTGAACGGCTAACCGATGAGCTCGCAACTACACGCGACAAGAACGCCAAGGTGATAGCGGCAATCTGGGAGGCGTTGGAAACACTAGACGGAAGCCACTCTGACTACGTGAAAACCGTACAGGTGTCAATCACGCTTTCTACAGCCATGATCTCCAACGGCATCACGACCGCCGCACGCGATGAATTATCGCAACGGCAGTGGAGCCCAATCGAGACGGCACCAAAGGACGGGACCTGGATTATGCTTCGTTTCCGGCCTGAATCCTTTCCGGGACACTTAAAACCGGCCCCTTATGCGGCAAGCATTGGGGCTTGGTCAGAGCGCAGAGAGAGGTGGATCAAGGAAGAATCAGCAACCTATGCATTCGTCTCAGGAGACGGCAAACCTACGCACTGGATGCCGTTGCCACAAAACCCACGCATGAACGCATCGGATGGAATCGTCGAAACGTCACCACAACCGGAGACGCGTCCGTGTTGCGGTCGGCCCGATCAATGTCGTCCGGCCGTCGAATTCAAAGGCGAATCGTTAGCGGAGATCGACAACCAATCATGATTAGCAACCCCGCTACGTTTATCCGGCGTGGACCTTCGGTCTTAACGCGGTGTATCGGCGGCTTTGTGGACATTTGCCGGGTCGGTTGCCAGGTGACCGGATCAATCTTGGTTTTCGACGTCGGTCACGCGGTCGCCGGATTATGCGAACCGCTAGTCGGCGGCACCAACGCTAATCGGATCAACCTGATCCCGCCAGGCTGCCTCAAGATTGAACGCGTGTACGACGGGCGGGTCGTGATTGGAATTTACCAGAATCCACGCGTTGGGTGTCCAACGTGGCGGTCGTGTCCGGCACTCTGGAATCCGAGGCTCAATTGAAGGTCGTTTCCGACATGATCGCAATCATCGCTCTGGTCGTTGGCGTTCCGGCGGCCATTCTGTTTGTGGCCGGCGCCTGGATCTATCACGGATTGAATCTTGGTTTCAATTGCCTGAAGTCCATCATCGCCAGAAAGGGCGGCAATGAACGCGTTGTTGACGCCTGACGAAGTCGCGGTGATCTTGCGGCTTAAACCGAAAACGGTCCGTGCAATGATTCGACGCGGCGATCTTCCGGGCGTCAAGATCGCGGGCCGATATCGCGTGTCTCGAGACGCCCTGGCTGATACCTACGGGTCGGCGTCTGAATTCGACCTGATGGTTCAGCAAGTCGCCAGCGGAGGAAAGAATCCCTAAGCCCAATCAAAGGAACCAGAATGTTAGAAATCAAGAGCGTAACAAGCGACACGGGCTTCACGGTTGATTCGGAATCGTTCGTGGAGAATCGTGTCCAATCGGTGGCGTTCTACGGCGACGATGGCTCACGCATCGCGCCGCCCGATGACTTCGAACCGGGCCGCCTTCGGTTCGAAACCTTCAACACGGGCCAGAAGTTGCTGGTCTTCAGCGCCGAAAACGTTGTGATCACGAGCGGCGACGACATTGAACAACTGATCTCGGCAATCTGGGACGCATGGCAAGATTCACCAATGTCGCGGGCGTTGAAAGACTCCTGGGACGAATCACAAAAAGGATGATCCGCAATGTGGATTCTGACTCCAATCGGTTTTTTTTCGATCGTCCAAAAGCCCTGGGACCACGACCCGGGAACGCTCACAATCCGGGCCCGCGTTCGCGATGACCTGGTGAACCTCCGCGAAGAATATCTTCCGGACATGGGCGATATCATCGAATCCGACGATTCGGATTACCGGTTCCGGGCCCAGGCCGACGCCGGCGCCGTGGCGGGCGCAATCTCCGACCTGACGGCCGCCATCAACTACGACAATTTCAAAAGCGAAGTCCATCGTCGCCAAGGGTACGAACGGGCGGGAATCTATTCCGAAATCTGGGGCGTGCTAATGCGGCTCACTCGGCTTGCCAAGCCGAAAAACCGGCTTGGCGGCATGGTGGACGCAACGCTTCCAGACCTGGAGGTCGGATGACCACGAAGACCGAATCGCGGCTGGTGACAACCCAGGAGGTCGCCAACGCGTTAGGCGTCACACGGCAAACCGTAGGCAATTGGCGGCGGGCCGGCCTGATTACGGCCTTCCGGCTAACCACGAAAACCGTGAGATACGACCTGGATTTAATCCGCGCCGAAATGCGTTCGGCAAAAGCCCGGAAACCAAAAAGCTAATCCTGATCCGGTCGCGTTTTGCGGCCGGATTTCTTTTTTTGAGGCAATGGCATGTTTACGTTGACGGCGGCAGAGATCCTTGGCGACGGAATGGTCCTTCGGCTTCGGTTCGAAGCCGGGGTCGCGGTCGGACAACCCCCAGTAAATCGCCTGAAGGACACCGGGTTTCGTGACTACCTTCCGGGCCTGGCGGCCGGCCTGACAGTCTTGGCAAACGGTCAACCGGCGGAAATCATCGGCGTAAATGCCGAAGATTGGAACATGCCCGTTCCGTGGATCATGCCTCCCGGAAGCGGCGGTTATTCCGTACCGGCCGGCCGTTATTTCTTTTTGATCGCCATTGAAGACGCGACCGGAAAAGAGGTCAAAGTCGGTCCGCCGATCTGGTCCTATTGCAACGACGCCGGCGAGGTTGGCGTGGACATTGTAGCCGGCCAACCGGTCGAAATCCGATGGCGGGAACCGGTTCCGGTTGATGGCCGCGTGAACGTCTACGCGTGTGAAAAGTTGCCCTTGGTTGGCAACCTTCGCCGGATCGCTTCCCAGATGGGTTCAAGCATGGTCGATCCAGGCAAGATCGTTCTCACCGGTTTCGGCGGCGATGGCGAATATTATGTCCCGCAATCCACGACCTGGACCGTGACATGCCGTCTGGAAACCCCGATAGCAATGGGCGTTCCGGTCGTCGTCATGGCGCCTGAAGGGATCGTTGTCGACGATCGGGGAAACGTGACCGAAGCGGTCCAATCGTACCGTGCCGACAACCTGTCGATTGTGGGCACCAATGGTTTCCTGGCGACGGCTAACAATAACACGGCAACCCAACAATTCTTTTTCAACCAGCAAGTCTATCTAAGTTTTAGCCGGGGCAATGACAGCGTTGGCGCCGGCGACGGTTCGATTCTTCGACCGTTCAAGACGATGGCAAGGGCGATGGCCGCCACCGAAACCCGGCCGAATATCTGTTTTCGGTTCTTGCGCGGCGATACCTGGCCGGCCGAGGTTTGGCGGCGTGCGTATTGGGGTCTTTCGATCGACCGACCGGCGTTGTTTGAGAGCTATTGGAACCCAGCGTATGGCGACGACCCTGGTTCCAGGCCAATCATCACAATTGGCGACCCATACTACGATATGGCGACCAAAAAACTGGACGAAACCGCGATCACATTCCAGGGGTTCGTTGACACGACCGGAAAAACCAAAGGCAACGGCGACCGACCCTATATCTACTTCCGGGGCCTTTCATTCCGGGCCGATGCAACCTACCCCAACACGGGCCAGACTTGGCCGGCAACGACGGCCGAAGATTTCGTCGTTCTGAGCGATTGCGAATTCCAGAACGTTTGCCTGGTCGGAACCTACGGAGCCGCGCAAAAAATCGCTCCAATCGGTTGTATGGTCCATCGTTCGATTCTTCATTCGGTTCACGGTTCGCCGGCGAACGTGGCGCCCGACCGGGGATCGGGCGTATCGAATCTGATCTTTCCAGACCGATTCATCAACCCGTGGGCGGGGTACGCTTCCAGCGGGATCAACCTGATCACGCCCGGGCAAACGTTCATTCGGTTCTTCAATAGCGGCGCCCGGTGGAAAGTCGCCGGCTGGAAAGTCACGGTCAGCGAAGGAACGAAAAGCGAGACCAAAACCCTGACGACCCACGCCGACGGCAACGGGTCGTATTGGTACGTCGACACGCCCTGGACAAACACGTTCACGCGGACCGGTTGCAATATCAGCCTCGACCCGATCGGGCAATGGTTCGTGCTTTATAGCGGAACCGGAGCATCGCCCACAAAATTCCTGATTCATTCCTACGACCCAACCACGCGTTCGGCCAAAGTCACGCCCGACCTACCCGACCTGGACGATACAACCAGGATCGCGTTTTGTCCGTTAGGGTATTGGGACCTGGGCGGTCACATTCAAGGATTTTATGCGTCCCATTGTGGAGACTGGTTGTTCTCGCAATCGGCGTTTTTGAACAACGGGTGGAATTGGCCAGACCGTCCCGATTTCAATGATATCTATTGCCATAACCTTTATCTGTCGGGTATGTGCCGAGACGTGGTCACGCATGGCTGTTATTCGATTGGAGCCGGTTCGGTAGGGATTCAACAGCGTGGCGGCGGCGTGGCCGCGTATAACGTGTTCACGGAAAACACGCATGGAATTTGCACGTCTGGCGACGCGGCCGTTGTCAAAAACCTGTTTATGAAACAAGGGCTTTACAACGATACGTTATCGACCGCGCCGTCGCATTTGCCGGCGTCGACCCACAATTTCAACATTTTCCTGGCATCGACCGGATCGTTGGAGAATCGCGTGCCATCCCAAAACTACACGGGGATCACGGCTTTCAACAACGATGAACGGGCCTGGGCTCATTCCCATGTCGGCTTCCAGCACAACACGCTTGTCGATGCCGGTTCATTCCGCGCCGGAATTCGGTTGCCGGTACCGGGCAAGCTCCACGTCCACAACAACCTGTTCGTGAATCGGCCCGGAACCGGGGTCGATTATAAGGGGCAACCCTTGCAGACGGCGTTTTTGGAGTTGTCGCCAGGCTGGAACACCAACGGGGCGCAAACGTCTGATGCGATCATTGCCAACCACGTCGATTACGATCGAAACGCGTATCGGATCACCGATAGCCACGAGGTCTTTGCGTGGCCGGATTACACCGGTGCCAGTTTTGCCGAATGGCAAAAAACCGGCCGCGACGTCAACAGCGTCCTTCTGGCCGCCGATCCGATCTTTGCGGCAACCAATTACCAGCTTGGCTCTTGGTCACGAATTGCCAGCCGTCAGGAGGCTCAATGGGCCGATAACTACGACGCGGCCACCTGTTACCGGAAATTCGCCAAGGCTTACACGCCCATAGGAATCCCGACCGTTGATTCGACGCGGCTGGGATACTACGGCGTGGCCGATTACCGGCCGGCGGCCGCAATCGCCTTCACTCCGGGCGTGGATCAGATCCAGGCGGCGTCGAACGCCTTCGCGGCCCAGATCGCCAGCCTGACCACGGAGTTCGCCGGCGGCGTGAACGACGCGATCACGCAATTTGTTGCGGCCGTCTCATCTAACCTTTTTCGTGGCGTCAAGTAAATGGTCGATCCGCGTGTCGAGCCGCGAATAGGTGCGGGCGACCATTGCGGTTGAGGAATGGCCGGCAAGGGCGGCAACCGTGGCAATTGGGACCCCGGCTTCAAGCGCGTCGGTCACGAATAAATGCCGGAACGCATAGGCAATCAATTCGTGATCGGCGCCCGTTTTTTCGCGGAGACGGCGAATCGCGCAGTTAATCGAATTGCGGTTCCACGGGTTCCCGATTTCGTTCCTGAAGATCGGTCCGGTTCGGTGGGTCAAAACCAACCTGGACACCAGGTCGAAAGCGGCATCGGTCAAAACGATCACGCGATCGCGGCCGGTCGCCCGTGCGGTCTTATGTTGCTTGAGGACAACGATCCGGCGGTCCAGGTCGCAATCGGCGGCGGTCATCGTCCGGGCTTCGCAGGGCCGGCAGCCGGTCAGGAACAGGAAGGTCATCAGATCGCGGAATTCGGCCGATTTGATCGAATCGACGATTTCTTTGGCGCGTACCGGATCAGTCAACACGGTTTCGCGTCGCGGTCGGCGTGGCGGGGCCTTGGCATTGGCCAACGGGTTCTGGGCGAGATACTTCGGCGTAGCCCAGCGGAACATACCCGTGACCGCGTTGGCGGCGTCGTGGCAAGTGGTCGGTCCCCAGGTCGTCGACTTGAGCCAGGCCGCCAGGTCTTCGGGCTTGATCGCGGCGGCCGACCGGCGACCGTGAAGGCGAATAAACCCTTCGGTGCGTCGGATCCAGTCATCGACGGCAACCCGCGTGATCTCTCCGCGATTGCATCGGGTTTCCAGGCTGAACAGATAGGCGGCGGCCAGCTTTGAAAGCGACGCGAGCGGCGTCAATTTCGGGGGCGTTTTGGTTTCGGCGGCCGGATACGAGGACGCCATCAATTGATGGAACGCCTGGATGGCTTGCGACTTATTTTTGAGACCGGTGGCAAGCCGGATTTGCCGGCCGTCCAGTTCAACAAACCAGGCATCTTTCGCGGCGCGATACCAAGGTTTTGGCGTCCGAGCCATTGTGACCTCCGGCCCGAATTCCCTGCCCGTATTCCCTGCCCGGGGCGGGTTTCTTTCAACGGGCGTCGACGTAAGTCGTTATATAGTAAAGTGGAGCGGAAGGGAATCGAACCCTCAACCTCTGCATTGCGAACGCGGTCGGCCAATACTTGAGATTTTGCGGTTTTCCGCAAATTAGGGCTAAAGTAAGAGGCCGACGGCGGTTTATCGCATTCGTTCCAATGTCCGTCAAGGGACGTTTTCGGCCGTTTCAACCCTGCCCAACGGGTCGATTCCCTGCCCAATTCCCTGCCCGGATTTCATCGAAAGGTCGTCTATGAGCGTCATGGATTCGGTCAATTCCATTTTGTCGGCGGTTCCGACTTCGGCAAGCTCAACCGATGTCATTGCAACGCCTGATCCAAAGCCGGAACGGGCCGTTCTGGCGGTGCCCGTCGACGCTATTCCGCCATTTCACGCGGTCCAGGGGTTCAAGCCCGGAGGGCCCGCGTGCTGCCCGACCTGGAAGGCTTGGTCATCTTCGCCGTTCGCCTTTTGGGCCGAGAAAACCCAGGCCGAAATCGACCCGTCGGCCAAACAGATCATCCCCTACGTCATTATCGAATCGGTCGGCGACGCGGGAACGAAATATCTGACTTACGAACGCCGGACCGGCGAAGGGCGGCTGACCGGCCTCAAATCGCTGGGGATCGGTGGACACGTCGAACGCGAAGATGAGGCGTTATCCGAATTCGGAATCCACGCCAGCGAAACCGTCCGGAACGCGATCCAGCGGGAACTATCCGAAGAACTGGGGATCTCGCCAATCGAAGCCGGCATCATTACGGGCGGGGCGGTGCCGATCGGCATCGTGAACGAAGATTCGACGGGAGTCGGCCAAGTCCACGTCGGCCTGGTCTTTCGCGCACGGATGCACGTGGATGAGATCTCGATTATCAAAGGAAGCGACGAAGTCGTCCCAGTCTGGCAAACGGCGGCCGAAATCGCGGCCGACCTGGGCCGTTATGAAAAGTGGAGCCAGGGCGTGGCCGGTGCAATCGCCGGCGGCATCCTGGATTTCTTCTGATCGCCAAGGATGGTTCAGGACGCATCTAGAACGCGGGCGACCGTAGATTGGACATGGAAGCCCTGGCGTCTTCGCCTGGGCTATCCTTGGCCGATTACCGAAAAGCCAGGATCGGTGGTTCGGCGACGATCCAGGAGCTCGATCCTGATCGTAACACGACGGCCTCGTCCGGCCGAATCCGCAATGATACGCGGTCGGCCTCGACTTGCGACTGGGCGACGGTTCGATCGTGGCCGGGATGCGTTCCGACAAATCGAGATCCAGACGGTCCGGCGGCGTATACGTGAAACATGGTGGGAATCCTTCGGCGGGTCCTGATCGAACCATAGGTTTCAGGATGGCAAGTGGCAAGGGAACAGAAAAGCCGCGAGGGTATCGCGGCTTTCTTTGATTCCGGAAATAGACGCAACGGATCACGTTCCCCGCAAATGAGATCCAATCTGGACCGTGAACCCGGCTGGCAACCGGTCGTCCTTCCACGCCTTGAGGGCTTCGTCCGAATTCAGGCCGACCGTGGTCTTGATCGTCTGGAACGCGGGCGGGATAAAATCGACGTCACCTTCCCAGCGAATCGACGGCCGCGAATTTTTGACCAGAGACACGTTGGCAAACGTGCCGCGAACTTTGGTATTTCCGGTCGCCTGCATGGCGTCGACGATGAACGACTTCAGGCGGGCGGCCTTTTTGGTAAGCGAGGCGGCCCGGTCGGCATATCGGCTGGCGGTTGCCTGGCACGCGGCGGCGCGGTCTTCCAGTTCGCGAGCAAACAACCACGTCGACTCGACTTTTTCGGTGAAACCGACTTCCAGAACTTCCAGAAGGTCGGATTGGTCGACGGTCATTTCGCCATCAGCGTCTTCAATCTCGGAAAACAGGGCGGCCAACACGCCCGGATAATCGGCCAGGCGACGCGGCTTAAACTTGGCAATTACGGAATCGACGACCGGTTTGGCGGTTTCGAGTTCGGCGGTTTTCAACGGAAAGACTCCCGATTCAAAGGGTGGAAAGCGGCCGACAATGCCGGCCGCAAAAAAACGGTCAAAAAGTCGAGAAAGGAAGCCGGCCGTTGACGTGAAGTCCGGTCGGTTTGCGACTTGCATTTTCGGCCAAACGATCAACCAACGTTTCCAGGCGTTGGACCTGGTCGGCTAGGGCGGAAATTTGCGAGGTCAGGGTGGAAACGGTTTCCGGTTCGGTTGTCGCAATGCCGGCGTGAGCGGCGGTCTTGGCTTCGCGGGCCGCCCGTAGCGCATCTTGGCGGCGTCGATTGATTTGATCTTCACGGGCCTGGTCTTCTTCGGCGACCGGCAACGAAGCCGACAACGGAATGTCGGTGAAACCTTCCAGGAACTGGTACGCAATTTCTCCCAAGGACCCAATGGATGTCCGAAGTCCGTTGTTGGTGGCGATCCGCGAACAGATCGAACCCAGCCTGGCGGCGCCGGCGGACGGGAACCCGTTCAATTGGGCAAAGAGGCTGATTTCGCGTGCCGATGACGGCCGGGTCTTGAGGGCGGCCACAATGGTCGGCAATAGGGTTTTTGTGGGGAAGCGGCGGCGGCGAGTCTTGGCCATTGGGGTCTCCTTCGTGGTGCAAGCAAAAAAAACGAGCCGGGAAACAGACCCGGCCCGGAAAAGAAAGTCAGGCCGACGTGATCGACCTGGCGGATTGGTGGGGGCTGATCGGACGGGCAAGATTGATCTGGCGACCGTCACGGCGACCGGCGACGAACGCGTCGTCGGCTTCGATGGAATCGTGACGGCGGTCAAGTTGGTGATTTATTGTCTTGGTTTCGCCGAACGTCTTGTAAAACGCGATTTTCAGCTTTTTGGCTTTACTGGCCAGAACGATGCCGGTTCCGGGCTGGTCTTGGTTGCGTTGATCGCGGTCGGATTTGATCTTGGAAATCATGCCGATTGCCAGGCCGCGAAAGTAGGATTGCCGGATCTCGGCGGATCGAATCGGCGGTTTATATCGCTTCCAAAGATTGGCAAACGTGGCCGTCAGGAACTGAAACGCCCAGGCGGCCGACTGGCAGGCGACCGCATCGCCGAAAATCAAGATTTTCACGTTCCGCATGGAGTGCAGGCGGCCGGTCGCCCGCAAGACCAGAACCTTGACCGGAAACGCGGCCTGAAGCACGAGCAACGCGGTATTTTGCCCGATCGACATGGTTCGGCCTTCGAACAGATTGCCGGCGCCGAATTCCGATTCTGGGCCGCCCAGGTCTTTGTTCGTGATCTGGTATTCGTCCATGATCGCGGCGGCCTTGGAGAACGCGGCCTCGGCTTCGGCCTGGGTCGCGCCGTTTTCGATCGTCTTTGCAAGCAAAGCGGATATCTTGCGAAGGGCATCGTCGCGGGTCATCGAAGGGGTCCTTTGTTTGAGATAGAATGGTGCCGAATTGGGAATAAAAAAGGAAGCCTGAACCGACCAGGCTTCCCGATCGCCTTAGACGGTGGTTTTGGCAAAGTCCTTGCCGGCGGCGAGGTCCATCGCCAGATTCCACGCCCGAACCTTGAGCCGGGCGCCGTCGCCGAACCAGATCGCGTCCAGGCGGCGGGAATCGGTCAGGGTCGGTCGATCGTAGTGGTCGACGTACTCGGTGACGGCGTTGTACGCGGCCCAGGCGGTTCCGCGAATTTCGGAGATCTCGGTGCCCAGGCCAGAATCGACCAGGCCGCGAAGGGTCATTCGGACCGTGGCGGCCTTTTTGCTGACGGCCGACAAGGCGTCGGTTTCATCGGGGAAGATCGCTTCGAAATATTCGCCGATCCGACGATCGGAAATCCGGGGTCCGGCGAGATAGTTGGCGTCTTCGCCGAATCGGCGGAAACTATCCGACGCCAAGCCCAGGGTTTCTTTGGCGAGCCTGACTTTGGCGGCCATATCGCCCACGTGCCGGATGGATAATCCGGTCTTTGCACCTTTGAGGGCGATCGCCAGGGTATTGGCACAGACAACCCGGATTGGCGTAAACAAGACACGAACGGCCGTCGATGCGTCGTGGCTGGTCGCCAACAGTAAATACTTTTCGGTCACGTCTTCGGTGGACCGGATGCGGATTTCGCCGGGCATCCGGGCCAACATCCAGACCCGTTCACCAACGCCCAGGGCGCCGGCGGTTTCGTATCGTAGGTCGGCTGAATCGACCAAAGAATCCAGGAACTCGAAGGCTTCGGCGTTCTGGAACACTTTGTAATTGTCGGCGACCACGCCCAGGATCTGATTGGAATCGGTGCGGGTCGTGGTGGAATAACCAGGGATTCGTGCGAACGAACCGTCGGGCAATTGGTGAAACGCCGGGTATTTGGCGACCGGGTATCCCAGGTGAGCCAGGGTCATTGCCTCGGTCGCGGTCATTGCCTCGGTGACCGATTGGCCGAGGCGGTGCCAAGGGGTTTGGCCGGCGTACGCGAAAGATTTCTGTCCATTTGGCGCGGTCGCTAAGTCGTGAGCCATTGGGGGTCGTCCTTTTTGGGTCCTTGCGGCCGTCACCATGTCGACCGCATGGAACCATCATACGACTTCGCCGGATACCTTCAAGACATTTATTCCCGATTCGGCAATATTTATTTTGTCGGGTACGGTTTCGATTTCACCAACGCTTGCGAAAACAAAAAACCCCGCGTGAATCGCGGGGCTGATTTGCATCCGGCGGTTGGTTCGGTCTCAACCGTTATAGAAATTGTCTTCGGTTTCGCCGATCGCGGTCAGGATTCGTCGTAGGGTATCGGCCCGGGGCTGGCGGTGCCCAGCGTAGACGTTGGAGATCGTGTCCCAGGCCACGCCCGACGCCCGGCAAACGTCCATCAAACTGGTGAACCCACGGTTCAGGGTCAACGTCCGAAGCCGATAAGCGCCCGGCCACGCGCCGCGACTTTCGGCGGCTTGGGTGATATCAAGCCCGGAGGCGTGATGAAAAGTCTTGGCGGCTTCGTCGGCCGGTTTTTTTGCCAGGGCGGCGGCGGCTGAAAAGGGGCTGATCGCCAGTTTGCGTTTCGGTTTGGCCGATGGCTTGGCTTTGGCGACGGCTTTGGGTTTTGGCGGTTTCGGCTGGGCTTTCGGTGGCATAATCCATCTCCTGGGGCTGGTGATCTTGTGAATTCATTATACGACTTCGCCGGACAAGCTACAAAAAAACCCCGCCGGAACGACGGGGTTGGTCGATTCAGCCGGCTGAAGGCGTTCAGGACGGTTGCAAACATTTCTCGCACACGCCGTGGGCGGAAATCGAAACCGTGTCGATCCGGAAACAGATCGGGCATTCGTGCCAGAAATCGGTTCGGCTCAAGATTTCGACGATGGAACCGTCCGGCAAAACCGCTTTATCGTCGACCACAACCGGGATTGGGTTGTCGCCATGAACTTTTTCGACTGCCGTTCTGAATTCACGCAAACATTCCGCTTTTCGGTACTGGGCTTCGCTCAAGTCGCGATCGGCCACAATTAGCGACCGGGCGAACATCGAAGCCCGACGATTCCAGAAGTTTTTCCACAATTCATCCCATAGATCGCGGAAATCGTGTCCCGATAGACTTCCCGGCTCGAAGTTGCGGAGCTCAAATTCTAGGATCGCGGCAAGTCCCAGGCAGCGTTCCAGGATCTCGACATGGGCCTCCCAGAATTCCTTGGCGAACAGGTGCGAATCGCCGTCGATGGCGGTCAGAAGAGCGGATTTGGCTCGGTCGATCATCGGACGGTCCTTTGTGCGGTGTATTGGGATTCGGCATTGAGAACGGCTTGACGGAGCGTGTCGCCAACGGCGGCAACCTGGAACCGCAAACCAAAGTTCAGGACGTTGACGTTTTGACCCACGGCAAAACGCGGTTGAGCGTTCATGATCTGGGCCTGGCGTTTGGCTTCAACCCGCCGTTCAGGGGGCTCGCCGTCGGCGCGGAACTGGCGAACGAAATCGCGGGCCTGGTCGCGATCGGATTTTGTCGGCCGGAATTCGCCGTGATCGACGATCTTAATGGCGGCTTTCGGGCCCAGGATTCGACCCAATCTTTTCAGGGCCTGTTTCTCGGTCACTTCGCGGTTCCTTTCGGTCTGGTGATAAGTGAGCGGTCATGGAAGCGGAGGCGGAAGTCGTAGGATCGGGCCGGGTTTCGGCCTGAATACTGGCGGTGACTTCCCAGCGTGATGGTTCCGACCGACAACCGGCCGGAACCACAAATAGAACGGCAAGAATGGCGATCCTTCGCACGGCGAACTCCTACCACCGGGCCCATTCGGGCAGCCGGGAAAAAAGACGGACCAAGGTCACGTTTTCAATCACGATGGCGTCTTGAACGCGACCACGTTTTCGGGATCGGGCGGCGGTGGCTTTTGCGCGGGAATACCGGGCCAAGACCTCGAAGACCGCGCCCAACGATTCCAGATCGTCGGCGTTTTCATACTCGTCCAAGTCAGGGACCGGGAATCTTGCCGATTCGCGGTACGGGCGATCGACGGCATCGGCCGGTTCACACGCGGCGTCGATCATCATCAGGACATTGCGGATTGACTCGATCTCCATCCGGGCCGATTCGCGGGTCGCCGGCGCATCGGGCGTGCCCGATTCGATATTGGACGAAAACGTGGTCAGACGTTCGGACAATCGGCCGACGCCCTGGAAGATCGCGGAACAGTACGACATTAGATCGGTCACACGGGGAACGGTGCCAGCAATCGGAAAGTAAGGCATTATTGGCCCTTTCATTTTGTGCCGTTTCGGGGCTTGGATCGCGTATTCGACAAGACCAATATACGACTTCCCCGTACGGACTCAAGACAGATATTCCCGGTTCGGGAATTATTGTTTCGTTTACGCACCGTGAGGAATACAATCAAGTTGTTACATGGCCGATCTTTGCGTTTCGCCATGATCCCGCAAAGGATCGGCAAAAAAGAGGTCAACGACTGACGCGGCCCGCACGATAGGAGTAGACCAGCCATGAATTTTGTTCGCCCGTCCGGCACGGCGGCCGCGATCGAATCGAAACGGAGACCGGACCGGATATCGGCCAGTCGACGGGCTTGGCGGCGGGCTCACTTGTGGATGCACCTGGTCGACGTGGGCGTTCCCGATCCGGTGACGCGTAGGGTCCGCCCGATGAGCCGGGTCGAGATTGCAAAACTGTTTGGCGTGTCGCGACCGTTGGTCAGCCGCTGGGTTTCGACCGTCCGCAAGGCGCTTATCGAAGCCGAGAGGGTATCGCGATCATGAGCCGGATTCCGCCCGAAGTCCGCTATTTTGTGCCCGAGCCAACCGTTTTATTGATCGGTTGCGCGGCGTTTGTGCCCGATAACTCGATCGCACCACCCGGCGAACCGGCATCGTTTCGGGCGCGTGGCAACCCGATCGAGATCGGCGAATCTATCCCGACCGGTGAAGCACCACACGGATACGACGGGGCCTATCGTCCGGCCGTGAGCGTCTGGACGGCGGACCGATGCCCGACTTGCCAGGGGCGAATCGACAAGGACATGCCCGCCCGACGGGATCGCGTGTATTGTTGCCGATGCGACGCAATGAGCGCCCGGAACGAATCTTTGTTGGCGACCCAAGCCCGAATCCGGGCCGAAGAGGCCGAAGCCGGGGCCGACGAAATGGCGGAACGGGCGGATTTTGACCGGATCGCACGCAAAAACGTGCGGTTGAGCGAGGCGGCCCGCCGGCGAATATGGAACGGCTACAAAGGGGGGACGGCCGACGCGTTGCGGCTTCCGGCCGATTCGCCGGACCGGCGGTCGCGGGAATCTCGCTGGATCGCCCGAACGCGGATCGGTCGCGAATGGCTGACGTCGATCGGTCAGGAACCAGATTGGACATTGGAAATCGACCGACGCGGTCAAGTCCTTCGGCCAAAGGACGCGGAATGAACCCGAACGACGTTCAAGCGGCGGTCGAGGCGACGAAATCCGGCGGCCTGACCGAACTGATCCGGGGCGCGTTGATTGGCGTCTGGATGGACGGCTTCCGGTCCGGCGTGGCCGTCGGGTCCATCTTCGTGTTGACGGTCTTCGGGGCGGCGATCGTGTTTCGCATTCGCGGCCGACCGTGATCCGACCATTTTGTTGACGTCAACAAAATAGTGTACAGACTTTCCGCAATCCGTGAACCGACCTGGGAGCCGATATGATTTTCTTCCTACTTTTGCTGGCGATAATTCAAGAGCCAGACCGACGCGGCGAAGTCGTGACCGATCGGCCCGCATACCACGACGCAACGGCGGCCGCGCCCATTCCGCCCGAATTGCATGTCAAGAACGAGGGCGGGTCGAACGGTGCCGGGCTATGCGTGATCTCTAGTATTCTGGCGAACGGCCGATACCAACGCGTGCCAACGCTTGAGGGCGGCAAAGATTCGGAACTATGGCGGACCGCCAAACGTCGACCCGGCGGATACTACCCTGAGAAATTGGCGGCCTTGGTTGAACAGACCGTACCGGGCGAAAAGTACGCGTCTTACGAGGGGGCTGATCCGACCGTCCTTGAATCGTTGTCGAGCCAGGGCTATCCGATCGGGGCGACGATGTCGACCGGGGCGTTGTACGGGTATCAACGCATCCATCACATGATCTCGCTGATCCACTATCGAACCGGCCAATGGGCGTGCGTCGTCGATAACAACGATCCGGGAAAATATCACTGGATGCCCGCGCCCGAATTCGCTCGCCGGTGGATTGACGGCGACAACGGCTGGGCCTGGATCTGGACGCGGCCGCCAAAGTCGGCGGTGATGGGCGGCGGCCTGGCGGCGTTCGTGTTGCTAACGTTGCTCGCCTGGCGGCGATTACGGCTGGCACTCATGCCACCCGCCGTCCTGGCGTCCTTGGCGGCGGTCGTGCTAGTGGGTCCGCTTCCGGTCGACGCGGCCCAGGTCGATCCGTTGGCGGGGTACGAACGTTGGACCGATCCGACCGGCCGGCCATTTTTGCGGGCGACCGTCGAATCGCCGACGTACGGACGAACCACGATATACGCAAGGCCGAATTCCTGGGTCGACCCCGAGCCGAAGCCGGAACCGAAAGCGTCGACATTCGACGGGATGATTGCGGCCGGTGGCACGATGGATTTCGGTGTCGACCTGTCGAAATCAAAAGCGGCCTCCGGAACATTGATTACCAACGACCCGTTATTCCAACCGGGATCGGTCGGCCTGTCGGTCACGCGTGACGGACCGACCGGCGCGGCGGCCGGCAAGCCCGAATCGGAACTCGTGCTGATTGAGACCCTGGGCGCACCGGCGGCGATCGTCGCAGCCGCAATCGCTTTTATCGCCTGGATACGGAGGCGTCACCCTTGAAATTCCCGACCGACCCAACAACGCTCGCATGGATCGGATCGGCGATCCTGGTTTTGATGGAAGTGGCCGGAATCGTCCGGCGGCCGAAAAGCGGATTGTCGCTTCCGTCGCTACCGTCGACCCCAGAGCCGGGATACCTGGTCCCGTCCACGCATCCCGAAGCCGTCGCGGCGGCGGCCGCCAAACTGGCGGCGGACTATCCGCTGGGAACCTTGACGGCGGCCACGGTCCTTGCGGCCCGGAAGGCCAAGACCGCCGGAATCGACGCGATCCAGGCCGGCCAAAACCTGGCGGACCGACTACTGGCCGACCCCGCGCTTTAATGCACTCAGGACCAACCGGGAAGATCCCCAACCATTCGTTCGAAAGGGGATATCCCGTGGCAGATGCAACGATTCGATCGCTCCTGGTTTCGGCGTCGGCTGACGTGTCTGACGCCAAGACCAAACTGGACGCGTTGACCTCGATCCTTCAGCCGGTCCCGGCGGCCATTGCGGCGGCGATCAAGCCCGAGGACCTGGCGGCCGTGAACACCAAGTTGGACGCCGTCGCGGCCAAGATTGACGCCCTGGCGGCTTCGATCGTGGCTGGCGGGCAAACGCTTTCGCCAACATCCGGCCCGACCGTCGACGACGTGAAGGCGATCGTCGCGGCTGCAACCGGCCTGGTAGTCGCCAAGCTGGACGCAATCGCGACCGATATTGGCGTCGCTCCGGCGCCGGCCGTTTCGCCCGTTTTCTGATCACGGAGGCCATCATGCCCGAAGCACTCGACCCCGCGTTGCGGGAACGAATTCGCGACGCCCTGATCGCGACCGGCGGCAATAAGTACCGGGTCGCAAAAGAACTGGGCGTGTCGCGATCCACGGTCCGTCGTATCGCGGGGTCGATGTCGTTCGTGGATATCCGCCCGGCCGACGCGGCCGGCCCTCCGGGGCCGGCCCGTCCCGACGCCAGGTCGATCCTATTGGATCGCCTGCGATTGAATGGCGGGGCGTCACTTGACGACCTGGCGGCCGCAACCAGCCTGTCCGGCGAAGACGTGCTGGCGGAATTGCGTGCGATGCACACGGACGGATTTGCGGTCCGATCGTTCGGAGACCGATTTTCGTTCGTGGCAATCCCAGAGCCGGCATCGACGGCCGGCCGAATTATTGAATATCACTCGCGCCCGGATGGGACCTACGTCTTTGGGGCGTGCGGCGACAAACACCTGGGTTCGAAGTATGCCAGGCTCGATGTCCTCCACCGTCTTTACGACCGGTTCGCAGACGAAAACGTCGATCGCGTATTTGACGCCGGCAATTGGATCGACGGTGAAGCCAGGTTCAACCGCAACGACCTGGAAGTTTTCGGTATGGAACGCCAGTGCCGATATCTGGCACGTGAACATCCCCGACGGCCCGGACTCGTGACCTATGCGGTCGCCGGCGACGATCACGAGGGATGGTACGGCCAACGCGAAGGGGTCGATATCGGCCGATTCGCCGAACGCGTGTTCCGGGACGAAGGCCGAACGGATTGGGTCGATCTGGGGTTCATGGAGGCATACGTTCGCCTGGTCGATTCCCGGACCGGACGATCGTCGATTCTTTCCGTGATGCACCCGGGCGGCGGGTCCGCGTACGCGACGAGCTACACGGTCCAGAAGATCGTCGAATCGTACGGCGGCGGCGAAAAGCCGGCGGTCCTTCTGGCCGGCCATTACCACAAGCTCGAAATGATCAACGTCCGGAACGTCTGGGCGTTCCAGACCGGAACGACGTGCGATCAGACGCCGTTCATGCGAAAAAAACGGCTCGAAGCCCACGTCGGCGGCTGGATCGTCCGGCTGAAACAGGACGCCGAATCCGGGGCGATCGTCGAGGCAACCGGAACGTGTCTGAGATACTTCAACCGGGCGTTCTACAATGACCGCTATTCACACGCCGGAAGCCCGACGGTTTCGCCGGCCAGGCTGGGGTTTTGAATGGACGCGACTTTACATTTGGGCGACTGCTTGAACGTCCTGGCGACGATTCCCGACGGGTCGGTCGACGCAATCCTGACCGATCCGCCCTACGGCATCGACTTCCAGTGTCACCACAAAACCGACCCAGGCAAACGGCTGCCGAAGATCCGCAACGATAAGCGGCCGGCGGTGGCGTGGATACGCGAAGCGGCCCGCGTACTGGCTCCGACCGGTTGCGTCATCGTCTGGCATCGTTGGGACGTCGCGGAAGAATTTCGGGTCGCGATGGACGCGGCCGGCCTGAAGCCGTCGGCCCAGATCGTGTGGGATCGGGTCGCTCATGGCATGGGCAACCTGACGGCCCAACCGGCACCACAACATGAGGTCGCCTGGTTTGCGGCCAATCCCGGGTTCCGATTCCACGGCGCCCGGCCAAAGTCGATCCTTCGGGCAATGCGACCAACCGCGACACTAGAACACCCCAACCAGAAACCGGCGGCGTTGATGGAATCGCTGGTCCGCGATTATTGCCAACCCGGCGGCCTGGTTCTCGATCCGTTCGCCGGGTCTGGGTCGACCGGCCAGGCGTGTATTCGGCTGGGCCGGCGGTTTGTGGGCGTCGAACTCGACCCGGTGTATCACGCGATCGCACAACAGAATCTGGCGGCGGAAACATTCAAAGTCAGGATGGCGACGAGGAACGCATGAATCAGGAAGTCTATCGACAACGACTGGAACGAATCCCGGTTGCCAAACCACGGAACCCGGAATCGCGGGCCCGGGTAGCGAGGCACACGCGGGAACAATTGTTGCCCGAATCCAGGGTTCTGCGCATCGTCCGAAGAAATGCCGCCGAAGTCCGGAAATCGTCGGAACGGTCGAAAGCAAGATCGGAACGGCATCGCCGGATCTGGGCGGCGAAAATCGAGCCGCTGCAGGCGGCCGTAATTGCGGCGGCCGGTCTGAAGCCGAAGGCGCCAGACTCGATCAAAAACCGGGCCGGTTACTGGAAATACCGGTCGGCGGTCGCGACCGCATTGAAGGCGGACCCGACCTGGGTTGCGATGACGGCCCGGTATCGACGCGGCGCGGAATTGTTGGAACGGCTGGCCGATCGACGCAATCGGGAAGAGGGCCAATGGACGCGGACCGCGATCGAAAACACGCCACAAGCCCGACGCGAAGCCCGCGCCCGTGCGATTGCATTCGGACGGCGGTTGCCATTACGTCAAAGGTGAATCATGAGCCAGAGTCAGACATGGAAGGGCAACCCCGCGATCGAACCGTTTTTGGTTGCCGTGGATTCGCTATCGCCGGACCCGGCGAACGCCCGATTCCATTCGGCCTTGAACCTGATCGACATTCGCGAAAGCCTGACGACCTACGGCCAGCAAAAGCCGATCGTGGTTCGGGCCGGCATCGTCAAGGCGGGCAACGGAACCTTCGCGGCCGCCCGGATGGCGGGCTGGTCGCATATCGCGGCGATCGAAAGCGACCTGGAAGGGGCCGCGTTGGTCGCGTACGCGATTCGCGACAATCACACGGGCGACGGCTCGGAATGGTCGCAAGACGTCCTTGGCGCCATCCTGAGCGGGTTGCGTGAAGATGGTTTCGACGTCGAAGCCACCGGATTTACCGAAGCCGAAGCCGACGCGTTGATCGCGGCGGCCGGCGGACCGGGCGACGAACCGGACGATGAACCAGGGGCCGACGACGATGGCGGCGACGAGGTTCCGATGGTCGGGTTCTTGCGTTGGGGTACGGTCGAGGTCCCCATGATCGAATCCGAAGCGGCCGGCCTGACGGCGCTGTACGATCGCCACGTCGCCGACCGTGGAACGCCGGTCGGTTTTGCGGCGTCGTTGATCCGGTCGGCTTCAGCGTTATGAGGCGGCCTTGACGCGGCCGGTCAGCCAATGGGATACCAACAAAGCGACGGCCTGGTCGCGGGTCCGGTCGATCGACCGATCGAGGGTTTCCCCGCGATCATCGACCGCGACCCAGTTCGACTGGTTCCGGTCAACCGGAAAAACTGATCCGAGTGAACCAGACCGGCCAGCAACGAAAACGAAAACTCGTTTATCGCCACGGATTTTTGCAAGGTCGACGATCCCGTCGAATCGCTTCGATGGAACGGGCCGCAATCCGGATATCATGCAAGCCTCCTGGAAACAAAACAGGCTTCCGACGATCGGAAGCCTGAAAGCCTGGCGGAATACGAAACCCGTTTATCGCGGCCGACTATCGCGTTTCACGTCGCCGGCGTCGGCGTGGAAATCGAATTCGCTTGGATCGGACCGGTCGATCTGATCGCCAAGCGAAAACAACTGATCGGCCGTCAATTCCAGGTCGAAATACGACGGACTGGGTTCTGGCTTGGGAACCGGTTGGTTCTGCCAGGTCCGGCGGCGAAGTCGGCGGCGAAAAAACATTGGAACGACTTCCAGAAATAAGTCGTGTTAGGAATTACTGATGAGGGTTAAGGCTGACGGTTCCGCCGTGGACCAAAAAGATTCCGGTGCCATGCACGCCAGCGAATTGCCCGGTCGCGGACGTGACTTTGTAGTTCCCGCCCGAACCGTCTTCAAGAATCTGCGTGTCGGCCAAAATTTCGCCGTCGACCGTCGAGATCGCCAGTTTGCCGTCGGCCGGCGAAAAGCCAAAACCGACCGTGTATCGCGTGCGGCCGATCATCAACGAACCGCTTCCGCCCATTGTCGCGGTGGCGTTCAGATTCGGTCCGCCGTTGATCGTGTCGACAAGATCCCCGGCGATTAACGTTCCGGTATGTCCGCTTTGCTTGGTTTGATGCGGCGGCGCCTGAACTTCGGATCGGTGGACGTGGCCGGCCTGATGCGGTTTCGGCTGGTGTCCGTGCCCGTGCCCGTGGAACGACGAAAGCAGTTCCCGCGATTCCATCGGTTCCAGACGCGGTCGGTACTGACGAGACATATTGTGGCTCCATTCCCGTGGTGGTTTTCGACATGGGGACCCATGCCGTCACGGTCCAATATACGACTTCGCCGGACGCGTTCAAGACCATTGTTCCTGATTCGGTAACTTTTTATTCAATTCATCCGCGCATAAAAAACCCCGGTCTCCCGGGGTCGGTTCAGCCTGGCGATCGGCCCGATCATCGGCCGTGAATATCCGCGTAGTAACGATCGCGGGCGAAATCGGCCGCGAAATCCAACCCGTCTTCCATGCGGCCGGTTTCGAAGTTCCAGGTCTTGACCGTCCGGAACATCTGGTATTCCAGGGCGAGATCCATCGCGGCGTCCCAGGCGGCGGCGACGTCCGAACCACACACGCCGGCGGCGGCACAAGCCACCCGTTTCGCTTTGGCGACGGGGACGTCCGTTTCGCGAACCCAGCCGAACAGGTAATCCAGAATAGCGCGGGAAGTGCTCAGGCTGGCGTCGACGATTGCGGTTGCGGTTGCGTTGGTCATCGGTCTGGTCCTTTGTGGAAGGCGTTTCGTTCGCGTCACACTTTTAATATACGACTTTACCGGATAGTTGTCAACTCGTTTGTTCCCGATTCAGTAACTTTCTGGCAATATTTCCGCGCATGAAAAAACCCCGGTTGCCCGGGGTCGTTTCGTATCGCGGTTTGCCGGTCGGCTTTAGTTCGCGTCCGTAATTCCGACAATTTCGTCGCCCGATCGAACAAACCGAAATTCTCCACTCTCGATCATTCGTACCAGGGATTCAAGGATAATCTGGTCGGCGGCGACCCGATCGGAAACGCCGGTCACCGATTCGACCAGGTTGTATTTCGCGTCGCCACGAAGCGGATAAAGGTCGATGCCTCGCAAAGCATCTACGATCTCGGTTTCGACGATTTTGGCGGCGGCGATGATCTGGTCGGCGGTCAGGATGGCGGTTGCGTTGGTCATTGTCTAAGTCCTTTGTGGAAGGCGTTTCGTTCGCGTCACACTTTTAATATACGACTTCGCCGGATGATAGTCAAGCGATGGTCAAAATAATTTGTCCCGATTCGGGGTTACGGTTCTTGCACGTAAAGATTGTGCGGCTCGGTTTTTTCTTGCCAGGCGTTTTCATTTCGGAGTTCTGACATGGGTCCGATTGTTGTTTTGCTGGTCAAGGCGTTCGGCCCGGTTCTGGCGGCCCAGATCGCGTCGATCATCCGTGGGGCCGTCATCGCGGCTATCGGGGCGGCGTTGACCTTCCTGGTCCACGGCATGTCCGGCGTCGACTTCGGCGCGTGGTCGGTTGTCGCCACGGCCGTTCTGTCGATCGCAACCAACATCGTTCACCAGCTATCCAAAGATCCTAGTTCGCCGAAGCCAGCCTGATCGGGGTCGCAAGACGCAAACGGAGAACGAATCGTGCTAGTACTCAAGCGGCGGAACGACGACTGGATCACCATCAGGCACCGGTCCGGCGACGTGATCCGGATCAAGACGTACGACTTCCGGTCGTCGCCGGCGACGGTCCAATTGGCGTTCGACGACCCGGACCGAAACTACGAGATCCAACGCGACGAAAAACCACGGCCGGCGAAGCCGTAAAAGGGGGGCTCGATGGTCGGCTTTGTTTGCGGCGTTGCGCTGCTGGGCGGCCTGGTAGCGGCCTATCTACAAGGCCGAGAATCGGCCTGGGATCGCGTCGAATCCGAAGAAAGCTATCGGTACGCGTGTACGGCTGAATGGAATCAGAAATATGGACAACTATCGCAACGATACCGCGACCTGGTTCGCGATCGCGACCGATTGACCGCCAAGATTTCAGGGATGGAAATAGATTTCCGGCGGGAAATGGACCGGTCCAAGTCGATTCACGCGGCCCAATTGCGTGAGCGTACCGAGGCCGCGTGCGAACAGGGCCGTTCCGACGCCAGGACGGAATTTGCCGATCGAATCCGGGAACTGGCCGACGAATTCGCCGAAACCGACGAGGCGGAAGACGATTCCGATTAAACAATGGCCGCGCAACCCTGGGAACGACAGAAGGGCGAATCGGATCGAGCGTATTCGCTTTTTTTGATCTATCGCAATCAGGCGGTTCCGCGTTCCACGTCCGCGTTGGCACGCGGCGAATACGTCCAGGGTCCCGACGGTCCGAATCCGGACAACCACCCGATACCGACCGAGCAGAAACTTCGCGAATTTTCGGCCCGGTGGAAGTGGGTCGACCGTTCGCGATCCTGGGACAACTGGTTGCAATCGGCCCGCGACCGCGAAGCGGCGGCCGATGCCAGGAAGTGGGAACGGCGGCGGATCAAAGCGCTAGACGAGGCATACGAAGACGCCCAGGCTATCCGGGCGAAACTTCGGTTGATGTTGCGGTTCCCGGTCGCTGACAAGCGAATTGAGCGCATCACCAAAGCCGACGGTAAAACGATCGAAGAAATCCATCTTCACCCGGTCCGCTGGGCGGCCCGCGATATGGCGACATTCGCCAAGGTCGTCGCGGAAATCGAACAGGGCGTCATCGGGGCGGCCACGTCCGATCCGTCTTCGCTTTCCGACCGCGAACTTGACGCCATCTTGGACGCACACAAGCCATAAGGGGGCCGGTCTATGCGGCCGGTCTTTTTCCATTCGCCATTACGGGCTCGGGCGGCCGTGGAACGCCGGCGACGCGACCTGGCGGCCGGTGCCGACCACGGAACCGAAATCGACCGCTGCGCGGCCTCGGCGGCGTATTTCGCCGACACGTTCGCCGTGATCGACGACACCCAGGGCGAAAGTTCGGCCGCGATGCCGTTCCGGCTTTGGCCCGATCAATGGCGGGTAATGGAAGACCTTCAAAACGAAAGGCTAACGGTCATCCTCAAGGCCCGGCAATTGGGGATCACCTGGCTGGTTTGCGTCTTTGCGTTGTGGCTTTGCATCTTCAAGCCCGGACGGCTGGTTTTGCTCTTTTCGAAAGGGCAACTTGAAGCCAACGAAATGCTTCGGAGAATCAAGGCGGTTTACGATCGCTTGCCCGACTGGATCAAAGCCTATTGCCCGCATCGACCGGGCGACGCCGACACAAAATCCGAATTCGGATTCGCGAACGGGTCGTTGATCCGATCCCTACCCGCGACCAAGGGGGCCGGCCGATCGTTTACCGCCAGTTTGGCGATCTTCGACGAATGCGCCTGGATGGCGTGGGGATCGGAACTGTACCGCGCGGCCAAACCAACCATCGACGCCGGCGGCCGGCTCATCGTGCTATCGACCGCCAACGGCCTGGGCGGCCTGTTTCACTCGCTCTGGACCAAAGCCGTCGCCAAGATCAACGACTTCAAGGCGATCTTCTTACCCTGGTCATCGCGACCCGGTCGCGACGATGCCTGGTACGCAAAGGTCACGTCCGAAAGCGATGATCCCGCGCTAATTCCACAGGAATATCCGGCGAATGCACTCGAAGCGTTCATCTCGTCGGGCCGGTTGCGGTTCCTGGCGGCATGGCTTCAAAAACAAGCGGCAAACGTCGCCCAGCCGATCAGCCTCGATCTGTTCGGCGAATCGTTGGCCGACCTGGCGGACGGATCGTTGCGGTTGTACGCAACGCCCGACGAAATCAAAAAACGGGCGGCCGGCGGGCGACTGATCATTTCGGCCGACGTCGCCGAGGGCAAACAACGCGACGGCGTTCCGGTTGGCGACTATTCTGCGGCCGTCCTGGTCGATGCGGCGGGCGTGGAATGGGGCACGCTTCACGGCCGATGGGAACCCGACGAATACGCGCGACGGCTTTGGATCATCGCCCGAGAGTTCGGGGCGTGGGTTCTGGTGGAACGCAACAACCACGGACACGCGGTCCTGGTCGGCCTGAATCATCGCCAGGCGTTCGGCGACGTCGTCATCCTGTCGGGCGTCGACGGGTCGCAAGGATGGCTGACAACGGCCGCCACGAAGCCGACGGCGGTCTCCGGACTGGCGGCCCGACTTCGCGACGGATGGATGCGAATCCGAACCCAAGCGACGCTCGACGAACTTCAGGTCTATCGCGTCACGGCAACCGGCGGCACCGAATCACCGCCCGGATACCATGACGATCTCGTGATGGCCTGGGCGAATCTTTGCGGTTGGCTCGATACCGTCGGATCGGTCGAGTTCGATCTGGTCTAACAGGGGGGATCATGGGAATTCACGACGGCGATTCGCCCGAACTTCGATCGTGGTTGGCGGGCATCGGCACCAAGGGTTACGCGACCAGCGGGAATCCCGGCTTGCCACCGTTGCCAAGCGGATCAATGGTCCATGATGGCATGAACGGCTTTGGCGCCGGCGACGCGGCCGGCGTGCGATGGCTAACGTCGCTTCAGCCCGGCGCAGACTTTGACTACGAAGCGGCGGCCGGCGACACCTGGCGGAACGCTCCGACGGCGGCCTGTTTGCGCGTGATCAAGACGAATTTCCCGCAACCACAACTTCAGGTCGTGTCCAAGGCGGCCAGTGCTGAACAGGAAGAGGCAATATTCGATCACCCGTTGGTATCGTTGATCGAAAACCCGAACCCCGGATACGATTCGTTCGCGTTCGAGGCAGCGTTGGCGTTGTCGGCGATCATTGATGGCAACGCGTACGCGATCAAGGTTCGGTCGGCGGCCGGAATCCCGGTCGAAATGTGGTGGACTCCACCGTGGATGATGGAACCGGCCTGGGATCCTTCGGGGAAGGAATTTATCTCGCTTTACAAATACTACGTGAACGGCCGAACGTACATCGTTGATCCAAAAGACGTCCTTCATTGGCGATGGGGCGGCCTGGACCCACGCAACCCGCGAAAGGGCTTGAGCGACTTCAAGGCGGCGGCGGCCCGGCTTGTATGCGGCTTGAATGAAGTCGACACGTTCACGGCGGCGGTCTTGCGGAATAGCGGAATCCCGTCGGTCGTGATCTCGCCATCGGGCGGCAACGGCGTTCCGGGCGGCGTCGACCAGGCCCGGCGAATGAAGAACACGTGGAAGGAACAATTCACGGGCGAAGGTCGCGGCGAACCGTACGTGTCGACGCTACCGGTCACGGTGACGCCAATCGGGTGGTCGCCCGAGCAACTGGCGCTAGACCGCATCCCGGCTCGAATGGAAGACCTGATATGCGCTTTGACGGGCGTCAATCCAATGGTTGCCGGTTTGACCAGCGGCGCCCAACACAAAACCTATAACAACATGGCCGAAGCCCGACGGGGCTATTACGAAGACACGCAAATTCCGATGCAAGCAAGCCTTGCCGAATGCTTCACGCGGTCGCTCCTGGGCGATCCCGGCATGGGCGATCCACGCCGGCAACGCGTCCGGTATTCGTACCACGGAATCCCCTGTCTTCGCGAAGCCCAGGGCGAAATCTGGGACCGGGCCGGCAAAGCCTACAAGGAATACGGCGGCATCCGGCGCTCGGAATATCGGAACGCGATCGGTCTTCCGGCCGACAAGTCCGACGAAATCTTTTACGCTCAAGCTCAACCCGCTCAACCCGCGCCACCGGCGGCCGCCGGGAATCCCGGCTTCCCAGGCGGACACCAGGAACCCGACGGCGACGAAGATTCCGAAGGAACCGAAACCGGCGAAAAAATGGGCGCGGCCGTCATTGTTCTCCATCCGGGCGGTCAGGGGGACGCCCGCGACCCTTTTTTCTTGGCCTCGCCTTCCGAAAAGACCCGCGTCCCGTCTCCGGGTCCGGCTCGACTGAAGGATCCAACACCTATGGATTACCGCAAGGCGGGTCGATATACCGGTCGCTAAGGAAGCTCACGAACGCCCAACGCAAAGACGTTCTCGAATCGGTCCTGGGAACCGACCCCACAATTGGCGCGGCCGTGCCAACGGTGTTTCCCGACCTGTCCGACTACGACGACCGTTGGGCGTCGGCAATGACGCCCGTTCTATCGGCCTATTACGACGAAGCCGGCAAACGGACCCGAAGCCGGCTCGGGCTTGACCCCGACGAATGGAAGGTCCGCGACAAAAACCTGCAGGCCGTGATTCACGCGGCCGCCCTGAAATTCTGCGCGGCGACCAACGCCACCACGCAAAAAGACCTGAACGAAGCCTTACGGGACCTACGCAAAGAACTGGACCAGGGAATCGTTGGCGGCGAACCGTTGGACGCCCTGACCAAACGCGTCAAGAAAGTCTTTACGAACGCCGAAACCTGGCGGGCCCGGCGGATCGCCCAAACCGAAGCCGCGCGAGCGTACCACGCGGCCCAGGAACTGTCCGGAATCGAATCGGGCGTCGTGGCCGGTTGGGAATGGCTGATATCGTCGGACGCCTGCCCGTATTGCATGATGGTTGCCACCGAAGCCAACAAGGTTCCCACGCATCAGGCGTTCGCAATCAATGGCCGCCATCCCGAATATGCGGTCGTTCGGCATCCACCGTTGCATCCGAACTGCCAATGTACGGTAATCCCGATCCTGACGCCCGAATTCGGCGGTCCGGATTCGGTCGCCTGGGCGCCAACCCTGGTCAACCCGAAGCCCGGAAAGGAATACTACCCGCCGGCCGGATTGACGGTTCCCACGCCCGAACCGAACAAGCCTTGGCCGGTCGTCCTGCCCGGATTAAACCTTCGGCCCGATCATCCAACCAAGCCAGAACACGCCATCCCGGAAATTCCCGATCCACCGCAAGGACCGGCGAACGTCCTGGCGGCTCTTGCAAAATTGCAGGCTACCGAAGCCGACGCCAAGGCCGGACAGACCGACAAGAAAAAGCACGCGACCATTGTTCTCGCCATCGGCAACGGTCTCAAAAAAGACGATATGATATTGTTGGCGACCCTCTTTGGCGCCGGCGACCACGGAACCAAGATCGCGGCGGCCAAGGCGATTCAAGCCAAGCTCGACGCGGCGTTACCCGCACACCTGGCGGCCCAGCCGGACGTTGGATCGGTCGATCAAGCCAAGGTCCTGGCGGCGTTCGCGGACTGGACCAACGTTTTCGCCAAGTGCCAAGACGGGTCGGCGACCAAGGCCGATATCGACGCGTTTATCGCCACGCTCGCGGGCCTGAACGTCGCCGAACTGAAATCGTTGGCCGGTCTCTGCGGTATCAACGCCGGCGGCGAAAAAACGAAAAAAGCAATTGTCGCAAAATTCCGGCACAAGCTCGAAACCGAACTGAAGGACGGGGCGGTCGCCAAGTTCGCGTCGCTCATGTCGGCCGACCTGATCAAGATTCGCGACGATGCGGCGGCCGGCAAATACAAGACCGTGTCGGAGGTCTACGCGGCGGTTTCGCTCGTGGCGGCCGGCCAGCCGGTGGCGGTTTTACGCGCGGCCGCGCTGCCAATGGGTATCGACATCTCGGCGACATCGTCGGACATGGCGGCCCTATCCAAACTCAAAGTTAAGATCGGCGAAGCCTGGGTCGCTCCCGGTCCCGATCTTGCCAAGGTCGCCGAAATCACGAACTGGTATCAATCCATTGAGGTCACGGCAAACGCGGCCGATCCCGACGCAATCGTCGCAATTCAGGGATTCGTCTCCGCGATCCCCACGTTGTACGACCACGTGGATATCTACACGGCCGGCGTCCAGGTCGGCGCGACGGTCTCCAAGTCGGCATCCAGTGCCCAGAACGCGGTCAAGATTGGCAATAAGCTGACCGCCCTTTACAACGCGGCCAAAGCGAAACTTCCTGATCTTGCCAAGGTCGCCGAAATCACGAACGCGTTTCATCAAGCCAAAATCGCGGCCGCGACCGGCAACAAAACGATCTTCGACGCGGCCGTTCATGACTTTATGAACATGATCATGGGGCACGAAGCCAAGGATATCATCGCGGCGGCGGCCACGCTTGGGTTCGGCCAAGCGTCCAACGCGATCGACGCCATCCAGGAAATGGAAAGCGCGTTGAATGATGAGTTCTACCAGGCGGCCGCACTCGCAAAAACGGCCGCAATGGTTGACGTCATCGTTTCCACCCTGATCCAGATCCACGCCGACGCGATGACCGGCGGATACCCTGGTCAACCCGAAGCGGTTTCGGCGGCCGTTCTGGCGTTGTCGTCCAACATGCCAGACATGGATGACGTCCAAGTCCTTGTCAAAATCGTGGTCAAACTGGGGATCACGGCCACCGGCAACGATGCGACAACATTACGGACAAATATTTACGAATGGGTAAATAACGCCTGGGTCGCGCCGGTTCCGGTTGGTCCGTCGTTGGCGGTTTTGGACGTCATCGCAAAGATCAAAGCGATTGCCGACCTGGCAGCCACCGGCGGATACGCCACCGAAAAAGACGCGATAAACGCCGGCGAAGCGATTATTCTTGCCAACTCATCTTTAACGATGGATGAATGGAAAGAAATCGCCTTACAGTTATCCGGGTTGCTCGTCCCCACTATGGCGAATGTCAGTTTCCAGATCGGTAAATATATAAAAAACGCCTGGATACCACCGGCGGCGCCGGCCGTTGGTGCGGGTTCGACGTTAACCGGCAACGCCTTTACCGTGGCAACGGTCCTGTTTGACATTCACGCCAAGTCGTCCAGCGGTCATTACCTGAGCATTCTGTCCGTCAAGACCGACACCAACAACATCCTGTCGGTCTACACGTTTACCGATTCCGAATGGCAAGCGATCGCGACGCATCTTGGACTCTCGGTCAGCGTCACCAGCACGGCGTACGAATGCAAAACGGTTATCCGGGGCTGGATTTACGCGGCCTACGTTCCGGGCGTCGGCGGTCAGCCAAACCCGTTCTACGCCACCCCGGTCACGCCTACCCCAACCGTTCCGGTTGGCGGCGGATCGGCCAGCTTTCAAGCGTTGCAACTGGTTTCGACCTTGCAACAGATCAAGTCGTCGTCCCAAGCCGGGCATTATGCGACATTTTCCGAGGTCACGGCGGCCGTGGCGGCGGCGTGCGGCACCGTTCCCGTCAAGGTGATCAGGGAAGTCGTCAACGCCCTGGGCATCCCCAACACCGGCAAGGAAAAAGGCGCGACCCTGATCGCCACGCTGAAAAACTGGGCGGCTTCAGGATTCGTGCCGGGGGCTACGACCACCGCTACCCCGGCGGCCGGCAGTATGGGGCCCGTGCCGGCCTATTACCAACCGCCCGAACCGCCAGACTCGGGACGGGCACGCGGACCGGTCCCAACCCCGCCTCCACCGATCAACGCCAACCTGAAACCGTTCGACGACACGACGTTCATCAACCAGCACGAATCGAACGGCCAGCCGTTTCCAGCCGATCCCGACGCGTTGAAAGTCATCCGTCGCCTGGGCGGATCGACCGGGGCCGAACTGGTGGAAGATCCGGCGACCGGTCGGCGGTACGTACTAAAACGCGGGGCGTCGGCTGACCACGTCCGGGAAGAATACGCGGTCGATCGCCTTTATGAACAATTGGGCGTCCGGGTTCCGGCAGCCAAGTTGTACGAAACCCCGAAAGGGCCGATCAAACTGGGCGAATTCGTGGAAGGTCGGGATCTATCCGACCTGACCGACCCGAAGGAGATCGCCGACGCCGAAGAACAGATCCGTCAACATTTTGCGGTCGATGCGTTGCTTGGCAATTGGGACGTGATCGGCCTGGGCCGCGACAATTGCAAGGTCGACCCGCAAGGCCGGGTCTATCGGATCGACAACGGCGGCGGCCTACGATACCGGGCCCAGGGCCAATTGAAAGACGCCAAAGCCTGGAACGAATACCCGACCGAACTCTGGTCAATGCGGGAAATGGGAACCGGGCAGGGGATTTTCGGCAAACTAACCATCGCCGATCTGTCGAAGCAGATCCGCGATATTCAAGCGAAAATCGGAAGCCTGAACGTCCCGACCAACGTTTCCCAGACCATCGGCCGGCGTATCGAGCAAATGGTCGACATTGCCAACGCGGCCGAAACCTTGGTCGCCGACAAATTTGAGATGAATTATGCCGATGATTTTAGCCGGCACCTGATCGGTATGCGGGAAGATGGAGTTCTCGAAAAGGTCGCCCGTAAGTTCACGAAGTCGGGAACCACGCCGACCGACGAAAATGGCAAAAGCTGGGACGACCTGCGAGGATCGAATTCGGCGGCAAAACGGTTTGACGATTATTGCCAAAAGATTGGAACCGATAGTTCGTACTACAATAAATATCGGTCCGGACAAGGCGGAAGTTCATGGGCCAACGATCCGGTCGCGTTCAAGTACCATATCGCGACCAAACGCGGCGGCAATTTTAAAGACTATTACTGGGGAAAAGGAACCACGGAAGCGGACGCAAAAAACCATTATGACCGGATTCGGTCGTCGGCTGGCGCGGATCGTTACGATAAGTCCATGCTTGCCGGCCACGTTTTTACCTACAATTATTTGACAAGAATCCAATTTGCAAACAAAGACGCCAGCCGAGGCGTAGTTCGATTAGTGCGAACCGAAGACAATTGGGTGATGGGCAACTACGGATTAGATCACGCAACCAACAAAGCCTACACGCGTGGCGCTTGTGAGTCCCATTCAATTTGGCAAACGACCGTAGCACACGGCTCAAGAAACAATGCGACCTATCTTGACATGCCACTCCATCGCGTCTGGGGAACCTATTGGCATGGCCAAGATTCGTATGGAAGAAATTCGCACGATTCTTGCGGATATCTCATGGATAGCGAGAATGAATTTGCGTGCGACCCTTTAGAAGTGCCGGTGACTCACAACCCCACAGGCGACCCGAACCCTATTCGATAGAAGTCGACCATGAAACTTGAAGATGCTCAATTTGAATCGGACCAAGGCCGCCTTTACCTGGCGATCAAGATTGACGGAACTCAAGCCCACGTCCCACGGCAAGATGCAAAGCCGATGTTTTTTGCGGGTTACGTCTTTGTACCAGGGTTTGAAGGCGTTTTCCCAGAAGTCAATTTTGAAATTGAGCCCGGCCGGATCATTCAGCTTAACGGATTCACTAACGACAGAAGGATCTGGAAGCTATCCAAGATCCTTTTTGATATTTCGAACCGGCCACCCGATTTCAGCAAACTTGGCCCGGTCGAAATCCCAACCGATTGAAGCCTAGATGGCCGGCAATCGGGCAGTTCGCGAACCCAGGACCATCCGGGAAGATCCCGCAAACCTCAACCCTTCCTGAAGGGACGGCGGAAATGCGGATCAAACGAAAAGTCGTGGCGTTCGAAGTCAAGGCGGTCACAGACACCCCCGAAGGCCCAATGTTCGAGGGTTACGCGGCTTGCACGAAGAATATAGACTCCTACGGCGAATTGATCGCGCCCGGGGCGTTCGCGGCCGATCTGCCGAAATTCATGGATGATGGCTTTGTCGGCGGCCTGAACCACGACTGGGACCGGCCAATCGGCAAGCCGATCGAAGCCCGCGAAGACGCCAAAGGTCTATACTGTAAGGCGTTGTTGCTGGACACCGAACACGCGAAAGAATGCCACGCGTACCTCAAGGCCGGCGTCTGCAAGAAATTGTCGATCGGTTTTACCACCGTCGGCAAGACCTACCTGGAAACCGGCGACGACGTCCGGTCGTACTGGCAATCGTTGGCATACACGCCAACCCAAGACGACGAATCACGCGCAAGGGATGGCGCGGTCCGCCTGGACCGCGTACGGCTGTTCGAATTCAGCCCGGTCATGCGACCGGCAAACACCCTTTGCGACATCACGAACGTAAAGTCGGGCCAACGTGCCGGCCTGACTTTCGAAGACCACCTCCTATCGGCGCTTGCGACCGTTGAGGAAATCGCGGAACGGAGCCGGCAACTGGCGGTCAAGCGTCTCGAAGCCGGTCGGGCTTTACCACCGGAACGGGTCGCCGTTCTCCGCAAAATGCGTGAAGTCTTGGACGCGATCCTGAAAACCAAAGGCGTCGTTCCCGCCGTCGATGCGGGCGAAATCGCCAGGATCGAAGCCGAACTTCTCGCGATGGAAGCCGATCTCGGGCTTTGATTTGACCGATCCGGTTCACGCCCGATTCAACCACGCGTTAGCGATCTGAGAGGGGTTTTCCTATGCTTTTGACCGATGCCGACCACAAGGGCTTGGTTTCTGAAATCACTGCCAAAAGCGAAAAGATCCGAACGATCGTCGCCAAGGGCAATGAGATGACCCAGGCCGATTTGATCGAAGCCCGCCAGGCGAAAGACGAGATCGCCGTGGCAAAGTCCAAGATCGAAAAGCACAACGAAGCCGCAAGCCTGAGATCGTCTCTCGACGATACCGCCAGCTTCCTTCGTGATCCGGTTAGAACGCTTCCCATTCCGGACGGCGGGTCCTTCACGACTTCGGCCGGCGAAACCCACGTCGAACGTCGTCGCGACGGCTCGATCGGCGTCCATTCGATGGGCGAGGGCGTCTTCGATGACGCGACCTGGAAGGCGATCAACGACCCGTTGTATCTCAAGGCGTTCGCGAAGTATGTTCGCAACGGCAAACACGCCCTGACGTCCAGCGAACTGAAATTGATGGAAACCGGCCAAGATCCCCAGGGCGGCTATACCGCGCCGGCCGATCAACTGGCACGGATCGTCCAGCGTCAACCCACGCCAACCCGTGTCGCCGGCCTGGTTCAGAACTATCTGACCAGCCGCGAATTCGTGGAGATGATGAAAGTCAATTATTCGACCGACAACGTCTACACGACCGGTTTCCGCGTGACCAAAACTGGCGAAGTCCCCCAGAGCGTTTCGGCCGCCCGTGTCGCCGATTCCAACCTGTTCGGGGTGATCACCATTCCCGTTCATACGTTCATGATGACCGGGATTCTGACCAACAACCAGATCGAGGATTCCGCGCTGAACATCCTTGGCTGGGCGTCCGAAAAGTTCCAGCAAACGGTCGACATCCTTTGGGATGACAAGATCATCAACGGGTCCGGCCGATCGGAGGCGTCCGGCATCCTGCTGGCGCCGGGAACCACCGATCAGCCCGATATCGTTGGCACCGGCACCAGTTCGACGCCGTTCCTGACGGCCGACGCGTTGTTGGACCTGAACCTGTCGTTGCCGGAACAGTACGATAGCAACGCGCGATACCTGATGAACAAGACCGGATCATACAAGACGGTCCGCAAGCTCAAGGACTCGAACAACCGTTACCTGTTGGGCAACGGCCTGGGCGATTCCGGCATGGTCACGGGCAACCTCCGCGAACTGGACGGATACCCGATCGTTTGGTCCGGCCTGATGCCCGATCCGGCGGCCAACGCCACTCCGATTATCTTTGGTGACTTCCAGGGTTACCAATTGGTCAACCGGGTCGGCTTCTCGATCCAGGTTCTGCGCGAACTTTACGCCGAGCTCAACCAGGTCGCAATCGTCGGCCGAATCCGCTTCGGTGGCCAAGTCATTGAACCTTGGCGGCTCAAGATCCAGAAGTGCGCCTGATCCATCCAGTAACGGCTGACATTCTTACCGCGCGATGACCGCACGGACCGAATCACGGCGGGCCGGGTCGATGACCGATCCGGCTTCCCGGAGATCACCATGTACAGACGGGCGCTCACTTACACGTCCAAGACCATTCGCGTCGTCAACGCCCAGGCCGCCGGCACCACGGCGGTTAACGGGTCGGCGGTCGATACGCAGGGCTTCGAATCGTGCCGGTTCGTGGCGTTGCTGGGCACGCTCACCGCCACCCAGGTCACGTCGATCAAGATTCAAGGATCGGACGACGGATCCACGAACTGGGTCGACATGACCGGAACCCTGGTCGGTCCGGCGGCCGATGGCGATGGCAACAAGATCCTGATTTCGGAGATTTACAAGCCTTCGAAACGGTATGTCCGTTGCGTCGTCAACCGCGCAACCGCCAACGCCGCGATCGACGGCGTGATCGCCGAACTGTTCGTACCGTACCGGGCGCCGGTGACGGCCGATACGACCGTTTCGGCCCAGGAAGTCAACGACAACGTTTTCCCCGGAACCGCTTAACACGGTTCTGGACGCGGTCGCCGTCTGGTGCGGGTCCCAACCTTGAAACTTGGGACGGCCGGTTCAACTCCGGCCGATCGCTTTGGTCGACAAGTCCGAAGGGGGCACAATGGCCGATCCACTCTTGACCATCGACGAGGCCACGGAAGCCTGGCCTGGATTTGGCGACTTATCGGCCACGCGGCAAGCCAGCCTGATCGACGGGGCGGCCGGTTTGCTGGAAAACATTTGCGGCCGCACGTTCGGCTTGGACGCCTACACCGAGGTTTATCGGCCGGTCCGGTCGCGGATCGTCCGGACGAAATCATACCCGATCGTTTCGCTCGATCGCCTGGCGTGTGATTGGTCCGAAGTTTGCCAGATTTCGAACGCCGGATCGACGGCCAGCCGGGCGACCGTCACCGTCACCGATACCGGCCTCACGTTCGCGGCGACCGTTTCCGGCGTCACGACAACCGCCGTCCTGGCGTTCGCGTCATACCCAACGGTCGGAAGCCTCGGGACGGCAATCGGATCGCTTGGCAACGGTTGGGCGGCGACCGTCACGGGTACCTGGTCGACGTGGGCAACCGCCGATCTGTTCATCGAACGGGGAACGTTCGGTGCGCTACCCCGCTATCATTCGCTCTGGGCCTATACCCGCGATCTATCCGAATACATTCCCGACTTTGAAAACGGCACGATCGAACTTCGCGAATCGTTCGCGCTGGGTTATCGCTTCCCCGACCGGAAATGGGCCGGCGATCCCCGACGCGGCGGCGTCCTGGTTCAGTATCACGGCGGATACGCGACGGCAAACGTTCCGGGCGAGATCAAGGAAGCCTGTAGGATCGCCGTCAAGGCAATGGCCGAACGGTCGCGATCGACGGGGATTTACAAGTCCGAGGCGTTGGGCGCCCGGTCTTGGACCTTGGCCGATCTTCCCCAGGGCGTCGGCGGCCTGGTCCGCGACCTGGTCGGCAATTTTATTCGCTGGGAGTCGGTCTAATGCTTGACGATTTCTTTAACGACACCGTCGAAGCCAAGATCGCGACGTACACGAACGTTAAAGGCACCAGAACGGCCGCCTACGAAGTCGTATCGGTCCGAACGTGCGTTCAGCCGTTGTCGGCATCGCGGATTCACCTACACGGCATTGAAGGCTCCCAGACGGGATACACGCTCTGGGCGTCGGCATGGCCGGCCGGCTTGGGCGTCGGCGACGCGATCGACTGGCCGAAAAAGAACGTCACGCTCCAAGTTTTGGCAAAACCACGCGACGAAGGCGGCGCCGGCCAAGTCTTCGCGGTCGATTGCGTGGAACTTGCCTGATGGCCATTCAATGGAACGACGCGGCCGCAATCGCCAAGATCGAGGCGATCATGTCTCAACGCGTCACGGCGGCTTGCATTCTAGTGGCATCGCACGCGAAACGGCTGTTGTCGCAATCGGGAGTTCTGACCGGTGGGCAAGTACGCGGCGGCGCTAGCATGGTTCACGGGTTCCGTGAGCAGTTCAACAAAAACCACGCATACCGCATGGTCAAAGGCCAAAAACAGTATTTGCGTCTGAACGACAAAAACCAGTTCGTCAAACATACACCGTTCTGGTTGCTCAAGGGCAAAGGCAAGGGTAAGGCCAAGCCGTAGCGTGATTGGAGATCGCCGTGGCAAAGCTCAAGAAATCCAAGCCCCTGAAGGTTTCCGACAAAGCCCGCATCTATGGCGGTATGCGTTCCAGACCCGGTGATCCCCCTTTCAAGCAAACCGGCCATCTTCGGCGGTCCATTGCCTGGGAGATCAACGGCATCGTGGGACGGGTCGGAACCAACCTCGATTACGGTCGGTTCCTGGAACTGGGAACGCGACGCATGGCGGCCCGACCGTGGTTGCGGCGATCGTTGCTTGAGAAACAGGCCGAAATCCAAAAGATTCTGGGCGTCGGCACGCAAAGCTAATTCCGCCACGAAGGACCCTGAAACGTGAGATCCAACCTATGCAATTTTCCCTCGCTCTCCGCAACGCCAGGCTCGATCTGATCGCCAGCCAGATCGGGGCGTCGGCCAAGCTCAAAATCTATACCGGGTCCGCGCCCGGAGCGGCCAACGCGGCCACCGGAACGCTGCTGTCGACGTTGTCGCTGTCATCAACCTGGTTGAACGCGGCGTCGGGCGGAACAAAGTCCCAGACCGGTACCTGGTCCGATTCATCGGCGGCCGCGTCGGGAACGCCAGGCTACTGGCGGCTTCAGGATTCGACCGGTACCACCACGTATCTCGAAGGGACATGCGGCGTCGGTTCCGGCGAACTGAACTTTTTGGGTTCCGTCTCGCTGGGCGGCCAGGTAACGGTGACATCGTTTGTGCTAACCGAGGGCAACGCATGATATTTGCGGAAGCGATTCGCACAGCCGGAACCGCCACGGCCAGCCGGCCAGTCAACGGCGGACCGAATCTGGACCATTATCCGCTTTTGGCCTACGGCATAACGGACGGTCTCGCGGCCGTGAGGACCGAAGATACCGGCGTTCCAATCGACACAATCGCGCGACTGTTTTCGGCCGTTCCTTGGCTGAAACGTGCCGAGGCGGTGGCGTACGTCGCATCGGTTGCACAAACCACCATTGCCCACGTTGAACAATCGCTTGAATACCTCCAATCGTCCACGTTGTAACACCACGGAGAGACAATGGCTGACACTATCGACCCACAATTGGGATTATTTGCCAATAATCGCATCCGTCCACTCGCAGACCGGATCACGGCATTAGTATTAGCCGCGCAATCATTTCAAGCTGATTACGCAGCCTATGGCATAAATGCCTTGATTGTCGCGTCCGGGAACAGCAATACCATTGGCGATGGATCTGCGGCCGATGGTCGACCGCGTATTACCGGCATACAGATTCAGAATTTCAAAGCGGCTCTAGACCAAATTGTGACGAACGCCACGGTTACCACGGTACCAGGCGTAGGCGCTACCCCTGCCAACATAGCACAAGCGATCCAGGTAAATGGCTCCACTCGCTAAAAGGCTAATTCATGGCCATTCTTGACCTGTACATGACGCCGAACGGCGACGACCGAAATGCCGGCACCGATAGCACTGCCACGCCTACCGAAATTCAAGGTTCGGTGTCCACGACTAGCGGCCTGACCACCTTCACCGCTAGCAGTGGAACACCGTTTGCCAGCGGAATATCGGCGGGTTCATGGGTCAGTTTTTACATTGCGGGAGAATTGGTTTCTCGGTTTACCGGTCAGGTTCAAAGCGTAACGTCCAGCACGATTATTGTGGTGTATAACCAAGCTGCAACCAGCCCTAATAACACGGCACTTGGAACGGTATCCGGCCTTACCGGCACGGTGGCTTGTCGCGTGGGTGGTCCCTGGAAAAGCCTGGCGATCGTCGGTACTAACGGCGTTATGAACTCACCGGCCACATCGGCGGCATTGACCGGAACGCAATATGCCGGTTTGAGAATCAACATCCAGGCAGGCACTTACGCAAATTCGGCACAGGTCACGCTACCGATCGGACTGGCGGCAAAACCAATTTGTTGGCGGGGCTATTATTCCACACTGACCGGTACAGCGGGCACCATAGGATACGCCAGCGACATCGACAATTGCGCTAACATTAACGGTACGCTGACAGCGCCAACAGGGCAATCGGCCGCGCCTGTAGGTGCAACGCGACCCCAAATCACTAGCACGGCGACGGCTAACCTTTTCTTATTGTCGGGTTGGAACTGGCTGGAGAACTTGGAATTTTCGGGAACGCCAGCCGGTGGGAACACCGTGATAGGAAGCACTGGAACCAACGCGTATAACCGATTGGTACGCTGCCGTGCCACGGCGTCGGCAACGAGCAACAATGCCTTTGCCTGTACCAACTCCTACGGCACCACACTTCATGCCACCGGATGTTTGATCAATAATGCCGGAATAGGTTCGTCGTCGGCCGCATTCTTAAATCAAGGCTATTGTAATCTGCTCGGCAATGCCACTCGCGGCGGCGTTGCCGCAATGAACGTAGGCGGCCAGGGTACGATTGCTAGCTTTAATTTGATCGAAGGGGGCGGAACTGGCATTAGCATCTCTGGAACAAACGCCAACAATTCCAGCTATCTAAACAACGTGATCTACAACTGCACAACCGGGGTTTCTGTCGCGGCCGCGACCACCGGCCATGTCGTCGCAGCCAACAACTTGATCTCCAATTGCACAACAGGCGTAGTCTATAGTTCGTCCGTTAACGCCTGGACTATGCAACTTATCAACAACGGATTCTATAGTATTAGTTCCACTCAATTATCAGGATGCTGGGAATCATGGCAGCGTGGAGCGATTACGGAATCCAGCCCTGGACCATTTACAGCGGCGGCCTCGCACGACTTCAGCTTGACTAATACGGCCCAATCTCGCCAAAACGGCTTCCCAGGCCAGTTTGAGGTGTAGCGATGGCTATTGCCTATAAGTCAAGCACATACGGATACAGCGGTTTCAGCTATACCCCATTGGGTGCGATCGCTGCCGGCGATCTCTTGGTCCTGGTGGGAAATCCATCGTCAACCCCAACGGGATACACTCTTGCGACGTCGATAGCAGGGGCAAAGGCTTATTATAAAATTGCCACCGGAAGCGAAACTGGAACATTTAGTTTTGCTGGTGCATTATTGTTATATTCGGGTGTAAGCGGTTTTGATGTTGCCGGGATCAACGGCACCAGTTACGACATCAGCTATCAAACGTCTCCCAGCGTAACGACGACCGCCAGCGGCGATCTGGTTGTTTTTATCAACTATATTTCGGGCGGCACGGATCAAGGTCCGCAAACGGTGTCCTCTGTATCGCAAGGCACCGTACGCATCAATGCGATAAGCAGTTCGCTTGGCGTGACGGTGGCGGACACAATCCTTGCAACGACAGGCGCCACGGGTACCACTCAATGGAATCTGGCATCGCCTTACAGTTCTTCGGTTGATTTTCCGGCAAGTTCTTATTCATTCACCCTTGCCTTTAAGGCAGCAACTTTTGCACCAAGCGTTTCGCTTTCCTACTTAGCGATTGGTGCTATCCAGCCACGCATTGGCACAGGCTTAAGCCTTAGCGGCTTATCAATTGGTGCCGTGCAACCCTACATTGCATCCGGTTCGCTCGCCGTGAACTTGGGTACGGCCACGATTAGCAGTACCGCATTGACCGCTATTCCGAATCCTTCCAGTTCTACGCTGGCGGTTTCGCTGGGCGGCGGTTCAATCACGGCGGCGGCCGCAACAACGATTCCAACCCCGGCCAGTTCTACGCTGGCGGTTTCGCTGGGCGGCGGTTCAATCACGGCGGCGGCCGCAACAATCGGACCTGTACCTTCGGCCGGTTCGGCCGGGATTAGTTTGGGTTCCGCCACGGTCGCATCTTCTGTTCTTTTCACACCGGCCCGTTCGGCCTTTGCGTCGTCGGCCGTCACATTGCCAGGCGTGTCACTCTCGGCCACCGTTTCGACGGCCGCGTTTGTTGCCACGCCAAACACGACCTACACGGGCGACGATCTGATCGAAGCGATCTGGACCTATCTCGACCCGTTGCGGGCCGACGATTTTGGCAAGTCGGGCTGGCTCTGGCGGGACGAGGCGGCACGCAACCAACGGTTGCCGTACGCGGTCATCTTCAGCGTTGCGGCCTCGGAAACCGAAATCCATTCGGGCGACGGGTACACCTATCAGATTCCCGTTCAGATCAACGTCTTTGGCTCCAAGGCCGACGCCAGCCGGCTTGGCGACCTGATCCACGACGATCTCCTGCCACGCAAAAGCGGCCATCCCGTGTTTGCGTGGAAGCAGTGGTATGAACTTTCGCGATGGGTCAACACCGGCAACATGCTGGAAAAAGATCCTGATCGAGGTCCGGACGGGTCCGACGTCTGGACCTACCGTTTGCATCTTACGTTCTTGGTCGCCCGAAGTTATTCACGTTAACCGCTATTCATCGGAGGTCTCATGGCCCTTGATACGTTTCAGATCACGACCCATTTTTCGAATATCTCGACTTCAAACGGATCGACCGGAAGTCAGAAGAAACGCGACGAATTCTCCCGCAACGCCCAGACCGCGTACGCGATTGGATCCGGCGTCCAGAAGGCGAACAAGGGATGGAGTGACGCCCGGACCCTCAGTGGCACCGAAACCCTGGACCTTGCCGGGGCCCTGATCAATGGCGTGGGCGATGCGTGCGTTTTTTCGTCGATCAAGGGGTTGTATATCCGAAACACCGGAACGTCCGGAACCCTGACGATCGACACCGGCGTTGCCAACGGCGCGACCGCGTTGTTCGGGTCGATCAACCTGGGACCGGGCGAGGAAGTCGTGTTCCAGTGGCGGAACGGTAAGACCGTCACGCCCGCCACGGCCGATCTCTTGCGGTTCGTTTCCACGGCCAGTTTGGTCTACGAAATTTCCATCGCCGGCGAATAAACCGGATTCTGTCCAAGTCGATCCGTTTCGCACATCTGACCAACGGGAGGGCGAAGAGTGGCACAAGTCTATCTGGCCGGCAAAAGCGCGGTGGCAACCTTCAAGGCGGCTTTGGCCGTCATGGACGGGAGCTATGACACCGAAGCCGAATTCGACGAAATGACGAACTTGAAGTCGGGCGGGTTTCACTCCTCAACCCCAACCATCAAGAAATGGTCCGGTTCGCTGGATTGTGCGTACGAAGGCGATTCCCCGCCAACGTTCGCCGAAGGTGAACTGGTCACCGGCGCTTCGATTGTGGTTCCAGGCGGACCGTCGATCAGTGGCGACGTCTATATCGACAAGATCTCGTCCAAGTCCGTCACGGCAAAAGGCGCGGTCAAGTTTTCCTTCACGTTCCATTCCGAAGGCGCATACGTCAGGACGGGTTGATGCGTGGATTATTGTCGTTCGTTCCCGCGCCTCTGAAGTTTCGCTTCGGTGGCGCGGTTTTTTTGTGCTCCGAATTCACGATTCGGTCGATCGCCAGGCTGGAAGCCTGGGTGGCATCGGTCTGGGTCGATCCTATGGACGAAATCCGCGCCCAGATCGCCTTGGCCGACGATGCGGATAGGATCGACCTGGCGTTCGCGGCCCTGGATATCGCCGAAAACGGATCTCCCCAGTTCGGCGAACCGCGATTCTTTCAGGAATTGTGGACGCCAGACGGATTGATGGAATTTGCCTGGATCGCGTTTTCCCAACATGATCCCACGATATCCCGCGACCAGGTCGGCGACGCGGTCGTCCAGGCCGATCTTGCCGAATGGGGACGGCTCCAACGGATTGTCTGGGCGAACGACCCGTTGGCCGAATTGAACCGCATCATCGAAGGCGACCGGGCGTCGACCAACCGCGACCCGATCAAATGGGCCGAGCTCTATTGCCGGGTTGCCAAGACCGCGCCCTTGTCGCCCTTGGAATTCCCGGACCTGACGTTCTCCCAGGTCTTATTGCTTTTGTCGGGCGGCAAACCGCCCGAATTCGGGCCGACCGTCGGACCCCATGAATCTATCGAGGCGGCCGCAATCCGGCGGCGTACGCTGTACCTGGAAAGCCTGGAACGGTCCAAGGCGAAGGGGCTCTAAACCATGTCCACCGGTGGAAATTCGCTGGGCGGCGTCTACGTTGACGTTTCGGCCAAGACCGATGCCGTCAAAGCCGATTTTCGAACCCTACTGAACTCGACCCAGCAAATCGAAGCCGCCCTGGTTGCGCTTAAAGGCGAGTACACCAGCGGATCTATCAAGACGGCCGAATACAAATCCCGGCATGACGCATTAACCGCGTCGCTGGGCGCAACGCGGGCCGCGCTCCAATCGGTCCGCGATCAGATCGACCGGTCGGCCGCGTCCACGTCGATGGCTTCCGACGCGACCCAGCGTTATATCAGCCGGACCGGCGCGGCGGCCGCCGGAACAGGAAAAGCCGGCGGGTCCGCCGGCAAAGCCGGCTACCAGTTCATGCAACTGGGCCAGACGATGGACGACTTGCAATACGTTGGCGAAATGGGCCTTCGGCCGATCATCAACAACGTGATGCAAATGTCGGCCGTTCTGGGCGTGGCGATGATCGCCGGCAATCTGCTTTATACCCATTGGGACAAACTAATCGGTCTGATGGGCCTCGGCGCGGAGAAGATCAAGACCGAAGCCGAAGCGATGGAAGAACTCGGCAAGAAAACCGAAAAAACGGCCAACGAAACGGCACGGCTGAACAAATACAAAGAGACCCAGGATTTCGGCGAATCCATCGGCAAGCGAAGCGATAAGGACGAAGAATCGCTGACCAAGATCAAAGACCTGATTCGCAATAACAAGGGCGGGGCTAAAGCCCTGGTCGGCAAACTGGCGGCCAAACAAGAATCGGAAGGTCGAGACAAATCGTTCTATCTTCCCGGCGAAGAACAGGACGAATTAAAAAAGCTAAGGATGGAGGCGTGGGGCAAATCCAAAAGCATGTCGGCCGACAGCAAAAAGCGAATGGCCGAACTTGAAGAAAAGGCCGGCGATCTTCGCACCAACGCCATCAACAAACAATTGTACGAAGGGGCCGCCAACCCCGAACAACAGAAACGAATGGTCGATCAGATCAGCCGGGTCGACCCGGAACTGGCAAACAAGATCCGCAACGAAGGGACGGTCGAAGCGGCCAAAAAGAAAGAAAAGACCGAGAACTACCAGAATTCTGACTCGGTCCGCCAGTTTGCCGAACAGAAAAAGGCGGCGGAAGATTACGCCGAAGCCCACAACGCCGAAGTCGACAAACGGGAACAAGACAAGAAAAGCGACGAAGCCAAAGCCCAGGAAGAATACGACCACGAAGTCGAACGGAACCGCGATAAATTCGCGTCTGAAACGTCCCGATCGCAGCAAGACGACTATGAAAAACAGTACCTGGAATCGGCGGCGGGAGAATCGGGCATTTCCGGCGAACGCATCAACGCCCAGTTCAAGCAAAAAGCCAAGCGATTCCTGAAGTCAAACGGCTTGATCGAAGATGACGAAGTCGCGGGCGACGT